TTCCCCACGCATCACCTCTTGTCATAGGTTCTGCTTCAATCTGTTTTGTTCCAATGTACTTTTTCATATATCTGTTATTTAAAAATTGGTTTATTGTTTTTTGATTAGAAATAATCGGCTACCGCCCAAAATTTTCTCTGTATCAGATAGTCAAGGTTGGTACTTCTGCTTATGGCTTCACGCTCGAAACAAGTATTAGCCCGGACTTTTTCAAATGTAATCGGTGAACCCGATACCGTTTCCCTCATTACCAAATTATGAAAGGAACGTATCATCTCAGCACCGTATAATATTGTAGGCGTGAAAGGGATGCAACAAAGTAAATAAAAAGGATTGAACCATCCAAATGCTTCGGCAAGACAGCAAAGAAACACAAGGGGGAGGCTTATTGTTACATGAATATCCCTTTGCTGGACGACATGAATCCTTTCGTGATTGATTAGCGTAAGTGATTGCTGGAAATTTTTCCGCACGTTTTTACGTATAAAAAAGAAAGGATAGAACGCCCAAGCATTATATCTAAGATAGGGAACAACCACTGGGAAACCCCTTTTGGTGCACCCCCACATAATGTTAAGGAAAGAGGAAAGTTTGGCTGCGATTTTATAATCGAACTCGTTTCCCTTATTATCCACATACGTAGTGTATTCCTCACCACGTTTTCCTTTTCGCAATAACAAGCGTCTTTCACGTCTGTTAGGTCTTATTGGTTTTTCCATATTCCAGTTTTTCAAAATGAGAGAAAAGAATAAATGTTCCGATTATGGAAACAAAATACAAAAGTAGGTAAAACGCACAGGAATAAACCCATGCCATAAGTGGGGGAGTACCCCAAAGAAGAATGAACATGACCATCTTGGTCAGTTCCTGCACAATTCTTAATACTACCATAAAACTACTACGATTTTAACAGGAACAAATATAAGTAATATATAATATATTGCCAAATGCCGGGAAAGTTTCCAACTACAAAACCGTATCTATGGTCTGAATACTACGAATACCCTTATACTCTGCGTTTATTTTGAAAAATTTCTGCGCATTGCTAAAAGTGGCATAAGTAAGAGGACAATTGTCCAACGGGTAAAACACCACAGGGTATTTCTTGTTTGGGTGAATACGTGTGGTTCTCCCTATGGCTTGTTCCGTGTCTTTCATGGGCAGATGTATAATAAGGGTATCAATACGGTCAATATCCAAACCCTCTTTCGCAAGTTGTGTCACTCCGAATATAAGCCGGCACTCATTTTGCAGGTACGCTTCCTCTTCGGGTGTACGTTCCTTGGTTTCAGATATGATAAGCATGGGCTTATAGGTGGAAAAAAATTCGGTAAGGGCTTTAAGGGTGTCCTTTCTCTTGGAGAGGAAAAGTATGGTTCTTCCGGCATCAAGGCATTTCCTTATAAGGTTAATCATAAGTTTTCTTCTTCCTGAGTGGTCGTTCAGATACCCGTCAATAACAGGATAACTAAGGTCGGTAGCCTTTTTCATCACCCTGCGTAACTCCTGTTTCTCCACGTTTTTTGTGGGCCACATTTCAATAAGTTTTTTCAGCCGGTCAGTAGCCTTGAACTCGACAGCCCCCGTAGATTCATGGTATTTAAGACCGTTCTCATCCATGAAGCGGAAAAATCTTTCATGGGGAATCTTGCTGGAGAATATCTTGTCAATGGTAACACCTGTACGTATTGCGTAAACATGAGGTCTTGGAAACTCGTTAGCCATAATCAAATGTAGCCCGAAATGGTATTTAAGTATGCGGTGTACCCCATCGGCACGTCTGAAAGTAGCTGTAAGTGCAGTACGGTATTTAGCCGGGATTTCCTTTAGGATAGGTAAATAGGTTTCAGCACCGATTCTATGGGCCTCATCCATTATCACGTGACCGACATTCCTTACCAGTTCCTCCGGAAGAACCCTGCATGAGAACAAGTCCATAACAACTATGGTAAAATCCTTGTCAACGGGAATCTCGGTATCGGAGCTGCCTATAACAATACTGGAACAGGTGGTCGCTTCGGATATTCTCTGCTGCCACTGTTTTGCAAGGTAGTAAGTAGGAACAAGTACAAGGGTCTGTTTTCCACGTTCAAGGGAAATCCACAACCCCATTATTGTATTATGTGTCACTGTTCCATCTTCCAAACAATATCTATGATTACCATCCAGCATAAAACCATAATAATCACCTTCTCCAATAGACTCTACAGTTATTGATGTTACATTTGGGTCTTTGTTTATTATCCGCGGAGATGCCTTTTTTCGGGAAAGTTTGGTAGGAATTTGGTCCAGATTGCCACTTATAAATAGTCTATAATATATAACCCCATTTATAAGTTTCTCGAAAAGATGAGCCCGGAAACCCAATGACCAACACAATGTCCGTATCTGTAAAATCAACGCTTTACGTTTTTGGGTGATTTCAAATCCTCCTTTAGTTAAGCACCCATCAGTATCTAAAAGACCGGCTAATAACCGAAGTCTTTTAGCCCTACTATTTATTAAATATATAGTAGGAATATGCTTATTATGTATAAGGTTTAAAGATTGAAACAAGACTAACAAATCATTAGTACCTCCATTTACCTTACGCACCAATCTAAAGATATTAGATTTATTTCTGATGCCCTTAGAAAACTGCTTATGAACAGTAACATTAAGGTTGAATTGCTTGGCAATATCTCGGTAATAATGTATCAAGGCTCTGTCATTATAGTTGCAGGTAAAAGAAACTTCTTTGGAAGTACCATCACCCAACCAAGCACCTAAAAGATAGGGGTCAAAAGGAACCTCTTTATCCGGGTATTCCACAGAAACAGAATACCCATAGTAATATTTGGCATTAGTTTTACTAAGCGATAGGTAAGTAGTTAAAGGTAAATCTACCACTTTGCCGTAGTCTTTAGCATCCTGCTTACTTTTAAAACCTTGTCTAGCACCCCAAGGTCTGTATTGTAAAGACAATATATGCGATTTATTTACTGTATAAGTAATACCTTTATTTTGTATTACTTTATACATTTCCTCACGTCCACGTGCCAAAGACAGGACTTTTCTAGGAGTGGAATCATCCCCCATTAGTTCATCTCCAACGACAATATCTTCCACATTTTTAACCGAACCATCATACATTAGTATCCTAGTACCCTTACCATGACATTTACCGCTACCACATTTGCCCTCAAGGAGTATTCCGGTACTTTCCTCAAGATGTTTCTTGTTTTCATCCCAAAAGGTCTGTTGGTAATCACGTAGTGCGAATTTGAATTTTCCGTCAATGTTTCTTCCCTCATTACCGTACTTTCCAAGTTCACCGAAATAGTAACGAGGTAAAACATAGTCGGAACCCTCACGTGATACATAACAGAGAGTCTTGGGTATGGTTGAATAGAATTTCTTATTACGTCCGAAACGTATCTTGTTCTGATATTCGGGATTGGGTAAGGTTAATGATTCAAGTACCTCGTCAACCGTACTACCCAAAGCTGCTATTTCGGCACTGCTTAAAATCAAGCTACTTCCAACTTCCATCTTCGCAATAAGTATTTAGAGTGAATAATTTCGTTTTTAATATTATAAGATATATAAATATAAAGGCTAGACCCATCACTGGGTCCAACCTTAGATAAAGACATAGAGAATTAGCATCAAATACCAATACAAAGATACAAAAGTTTTTGAAACAAGCAAATGCCGGAAAAACCTATTTTATCTTTATAATAAAGTAAAGCGCCAGATACGGAGGCATTATATTAACTGCACCGCCATCACCTGTGGATGTGGTTTCGGAAGCCGCACTTCTGTTGTCGTTACCATCCGCTCCCGAACCATTTTCCGCAATTTGGGTTTTGGAATAAGTTCCAGATTTACCGTTAGCCTTGGTGAAATTGTAAGACCTGCCGACATCCTTGTTTGTTCCGGAATATACGTGGGTATGCGGTGGAAGCTGGCTCTCAGTAAGCGTAACGGATTCATTACCTCCGGTAGAACCCAAAGTGTAGGCAGTATTAGGACCCAACGGGAAACGTCCGTCCATAAGCGGAACTCCCGAAATCTGTGCGAAATTGATTGAATATGTGGAACCTCCGGTCATTGTTATCGTGAATCCCAGTTCCTTACAGTAGGCAGACCATGCCGCAAATTCGGTATTGGCTGTGGCAGAACCCAACATAAGTCTGTGACAGGGAACGAAGCCATAAGGAATGGAGTTCTTTATATCCTCGATAGTGACTTTTCCCAAGAGGGATTTGTTCCACATCATTATACTTCCCACGGTAACGGTATTTATAATAGCCGTTTCCAGAACCTGTATTCTGCTTAAAAGAGGATTAACCACGGATTTCACGTAGTCCTGTATGGTAGACCTGTTAGGTATGGCGTAAATGATTGTGGCATCCTTTGTGCAGCGTGCCAGAACGGCTACCAAATTATTAAGCGTGGACGGGTCTTTTACAACCACTATACTCTCGTTCTTGTACACCAACTGGTCTGCGGAAGCCATAGAAGTACCGTCTGAAAATGATGCGCCGGCAATTTCATGGCTAAAGTCCGAAGCATACGTAACTGTTTCAGTATCAGCAGTTAAGCAAAGATAAACCCCACTCTCGCTAAACAATGAAACAGCCGATTTTGCCGGACTGAAAGCAAGACCTTTGGCTTCAAGATAAGTAAATGACGGTGTGATAGTCCAAGTATTATCCTCAACTTCCACTTTAAGTGAGAGGTCGCTAACTACACCGATACGTTCGTCTATCCGGTCAGCCTGATACCTCATGCTCTCGAACTGCCGGTTCAAATCCGATGTGGTTATAAGGTTAGGGGAACCTCTGAAAACCGCACGGATAATTTTCTGCGTCTTATTGAACGCTCTTTCTATGATTGCACTCATACAAAATACGGATTTAGTAACGGATGAAAATAATAGCTGCTTGCCGTATTGGTGGTAATGTTTATGGTCTTGTTAGGACTGAAACCCAACCATGACGGAAGCACCTTTTTTATTGTACTTACAATAATATCCTTATATGAAGTACCGAAATATTTGCTGTTTATCGTAGCCGAGAAAGTAACCGCAGGATTTATTATATCCGAGTTACCTATAAGATAGAACTTGGGGTCTGTCGTGTCACCTACTATATGCCCTTGTATAAGGGAGTTGAGAAGCAACACCTGTGGGTCTGCATAAAAGGAATTGAAATTTACCGATACCGTTCCCAGTGTCATTACGCTAAGAAACAGTTCAACGCCTTTTTTGCTCCCTCTTGTGCCAAGGATAATATCCGCATTAAGAAGAAACTGCTGTATAACAGGTAACGGAAACTCCATAGGTATGAAATCAACCCCATAGTCACCCAGACGTTTAAGCAGCCAGTTCTTATCAAGGAGAAGTGCCGGATTATATGCACGTAATGAAGTGAAAATAATATCCGATTTCACTTCATTTACCCCATCCATCACGGAAACGAACTTTCTCGTATTGGGGTGTGCAAGCACCTGTTCCGGTATGTTATTTTTAAACGACATTTAATCTTACCTCCACTTTAGATGTGTCAATTGTACTGAAAATCTCCAGTTCTCCTAAACTAACTTCGGGAATTATTGATTCCGAACTTCCTGAAAGTTTCTTGAACGTACAGTTCTGAACTCCGGCAACAGAGGAACGGATAAGTATATCCAGACCCGATTTGGTTATGCCCACTCCATATTCCGCACGTACCAAAGGATTGGTAACATCGCTTATCACCTGTAAGATACCGCTACGTATGGAAGCCATATCATAGCCGGGAGCGACAACAGCGTCCACTATGAATTTTGTAGCACCCAGTGCTGTAAGAAGATTCACATACTGGTTGTTTGCATGGTTAGCCTCATAACCGCCCATAACATAGGGAACAAATTCCGTATTCAGCGTGGAAAGCTCGGAAGAATTAAGTTCCGCGTTACCCGAAGTAGGAATAACCATGTAGCTTACCTGTCTACCCATTACCTTTACCTTGGACTTATGTACAAACGGGAAATTGTTGAGTGTCTTTTCAGCAATTTCCTCATTGATAACAGCCCGTTTTGTGGCAAAATAAGTGGGAGCCTTTTCACGTATGGCAGCGAATGTATCCGCGTCAGTACCTCCAGTGGAAGCCGTAAGCATGGTTACGGAAGTTGCGCTGCGTGATGCAAGGGAATCCAGTACGGAAGCGTTCTGGACAGACAGGTTTCCGTCAGCACCGCTTGATTTCCTGTACTCGACATGGATAGCCTTTCCTATGGGTGGTTTTATTCCATAAGTACCGTCACCGAAGAATATCCCAACGGAACCGTCCTCTTCCGGAATGACTAGATAATGTGTGCTTTCGGGAGATGAGAACCCGAAATTATTCACCCGTGTGTAGGTTATATTGTCAATAACCACGGAAATGCTGTTTATATCAATATTCTCCTTTCTTACCAGTACCGAATAACCGCTGAACATGAAATCCTCCGCATAAAGTGTACCCTCATGCAAAGTAATCTGTTTGGTGGTGCTGGCAGCATTTACAGGCAATGAAAACTCATCCCAGTTGGTGAATTTCCTGTCACCCACACTTACAAGCAGGTCGCCCCTGTGATATGTGGCAGCAGGTCCGGCAACGAATTGTACATTGAAACTAGCCGAAGCACTCTTACAGGTGATAGCCTGATAACCCATAGAGGATGCCTTGGAAAAAGCATTGCTGTAAGAACGCATTTTTCTCAATATGCTTTCATTGGCGAAAGCGTTAAGATACCAAAAGTCTTTTTCCGAAAAAATGGCGAACAGTTCCACTAGAAACTCCCCGAAGTCCGATTCGCTGCGGTCAGTCCATTCGGGAAAGAGGGAATCAGCCAGGGAGTGGGCTTTCTGAACCATCTGCGACATGGTGGCGTTTGAAAGCAAATCCTCTTCCGGAATTATAAGCAGCTTGGAGTAGTTCTGCAATTTCTGCAAGCGTGCCACGTCAAGACTGGCGAAGTATTTTAAAAGTTCTTCCTTTGTCTGAGCCATAGTAAAGTTATAATTTAAATTTGAAGCAAGTCACAACAGCAAATCACAACAGCCGGTTATACGAAAGTCACATCATCAATCTTGTTCTGTTTATCATCCGTGGAAGTGTACTCAATTTTCAAGTGATATTCAGTCCTGTCATTGGCGAAATATCCTACATCAATGGTCTTTACAGAAACGCCGGGAATGTATTTCTTGATTCCTTTCTGCAAGTTACCGATTATAAGTGTCCTGTTCATTACGAAAAAGGAAGCCGGTTTCTGTAAGAAGTTGACAAATTTTGCCCCGAAATCGGAAGCATAAATACGAAAAGTATCAAACACACAATAAAACCAAATGCTGTCTTTATGCTTCTCCACTCCGGAAGTAAGGTTGAACTTGCCATCAACCAACAGAAACCTGCTTTGTAATCCTTTTAACATAACCACTTGTAAATGGTGACAAATCCACCGTTAGTAACCTTATCCTTGTTAGCCTCACGGATTTTATCAAATTCCTCATCGGTGAATTTCTGTATTTCAAGAGTTACTTCTTCGTTGTACAGAATATCTGTAAGTTCATTGATTTTACTCATTGCCGTGCGGTTCAAGGAATCGAATTTTTTCTTTTCCTCTTCCGTAGCGTCATTCTGCTGCACCTTTTCGCTCAACATCTTGTATTCATCGGTACGGAAACCTTTGACAATAGTCTGTTGCGCCTTTTCGGCAGCATCCTGTTCCTTGCATACACTAAGGGTGTTCTTCAATAATTTCATTGCCCCGTCAGAGGACAGGCTACCATAATGTAACTCTTTTAAGGTTGCAGCCAACTGGATGGTTTCTCCTTTTGTGAGCGTCAATCCTTTTTCTTTCTTAGTTTCAGCCATAATCAATATTTAGTTTAAATTTTCATTGTACTTACATCAATAGTGCCTACCTTTTCTCTTAAATCGGACAGGAAAGTATTGGCAACCTCTATAAGATTGGGCCAGTCCTCCGGAGAACCGCCTTCAAAATTTATACTCATTTGTCCATCTCTGAAAGAGCTGAAAGTCGCAAGATGTGTTCCATCACCTTTCTTTGTAATGTTACCTCCTTCAAATGTATTGAGGACGTTTCCAGAAATGTTGGCATTACCTGTACATTCATAGGTAATATCACTACCCGATACTCCGATAGTCGCCTGTTGTAACGAATTGAATTTAATTTCCATAATTTTTACTTTAGAATGTGCCTATATAACTCCACAAATATAATAAATTAAATCTGTTATCACCAAATTATTACCTGTCTTTGTTCCAACATCCATGGCAAGATTAATAAATGGAGCCGAATCAAGCCAGTTATCCTTAGAATGAAAAAGGATAGCGGTCCAGACCCAGAATACGTTAATACATAAAAATAGCCCACTTATTAGGTGGGCTTTTCTTTTTAATACATAACTACTTGATAATCTATATACCATTGGGTTACGTTTCCATAAGACGGAGGACTTCCTGCATCCACTGTGTCCATACGGGTGAAAGATTTTGGTATGTTGGCACATGATGGCATGGATATATTTCCTGACCATGAACCTGTATAGGAACCGTCTTTAGCCCTCCATCTATACCGTGCATAAGGTCTACCAGCGGAAGCCACATAATTACTGGAAGTATTATTGGTAACGCTAAGCCGGCATTGTGCGGAAGTACCTCCGTCACCACCCACAAGGGAACCTGTAACGGTAAATCCCGAAGCATTGGCGGTAGTTTCTCCAATATAGATGTACAAACTCTGTGTAACAACTATGGGCTTTTTTACAAGTCCGTCAGAGGAACTGGGAATCATGCAGAGAACATTCCCGTTATAGTCGCAGAAATATCCTTTAAGATAAATAAATGTATCTCCAAAAACTATAAGCCCGTTTCTTAGTAGTTCCAAAGAAACCCTACCTGTATCGGTAATATCACTTACAGTAAATGTTCCAGAATCCACAAGAACATTGTTTTTATTGTAGACTTCTACCTTTATCTTCATGTTAGCCCATGTAAACCCACCTAAGATACTCCCCCAATTATATCTAGGGTCTGCCCAGTAAGGAGTTATTGTAAGCGTCCATCTTACAGCAGTAGAACTTACAGGATTAAGCAAAAGCTCATTGTCTATTGTAGGAGGCTTGGCGTTATGGTCGTAACCGTCAAAGTCTAATGCCCTGTACCATGTTTTCGGGGCATCATATACTATGGTCTTGTTTACTGAATCATAGATAAGACCCGGAAGATTGGCATTGTTAAAGTCTGGAGTATTGGCTTCCTTAGGTTTTATATAGCTCCATTTATTTATTTTCCCGTGGGCGTTGGAACAAAGATAACCCAAATCATAACTACCTACTCCCAGTACGGGAGCTATATCAGCATCTATACCGACAGGTGCGGTAATCACTCCGTTAGAATGAGCCATTGTTACCTCCTTTCTCCAAAGCAGTTATATGACCCAGAACTAGGACAGTCTTGTCCTTTATATCAATAGAAGTAAAACGGGTGTCACCTTCAATAGTGACAGCCCCGCTTACATCATAGTCAGAGGGAATTTGCCGGCAAGCAATCAGCCCCCCCCCTGCTGCCGAGCAGCAGAGATTACCTTTGATTAATACATCCACTTTTTTCATAACTTATTATTTTATTGGTCGGGAGCCACCATGAATATGGAGCTGCCTATGTAACTTGCACTATTAAGACTTACCCACAATTTGGCGTTCTTAGCCTGAACCAATTGTGACGAAACCGATACTGTTATCTCCATTTCCTTGGTAGTGCCGGCAGGAACATCAAAATCGGATATACTGCCATATTGTTCTCCCATTACCAATGGGTCTTTGAAATCCTTATTTATAAAACGTGTCCGCCAAGCATTGTTCCTGAAAGTGATTGTACCTGACGAACTGTTTCTTACTCTTATAGTAACCGTAGTATTTCCAGCCATTGATGGAAGTAGTCCGGCAAGCACGGTAATGCTTACATAAGAAGAAATAATCTCTATTGACTTACTTGATAACAAAGGTATTGAATAGCAGTCATTGGCTACATCAGAAGCGTTCTGCTCAAGAATTGCCGTACAGAGAAAAGGGTAAACATCCCAAGTTCCCGTAGGCATACCATAAGTTATCATTTCCGCCATAGCATACCCACTTCCTATTTTATTTTTTGCTGTAACTCTTCTACCCTGATTTCCACTACGTTGTTTCGCATATATTCCGAAATAGCAATCCTTTACGGTTGAAATATCCCCTATGTTAAGCTCATCCAGCAATTGGGAACCTTCTGAGGGCATCATAATGGTACATGAAGCAGTGAAAGAGCTACTTGTGAATTGGTTTGTAGCCTGAGTGGGAACAAGAAAATTGCCAATTGGTGCTCTGGCTTTATGATTATACCCATCAAAATCTAAGGCACGAAATGGAAACTTACCACCTGTCGGTGGGGTGTATTCCCATCCGTTCATACTTCCATTTGCCCAATTAACGGAATCCATATAACTTGAAATTCTTTTAGGCATTATACCACAGTTCCCATCCCATCCTTGCCACCATTTTTCATTCTCACCCGGTGCAAGGCTTTCGTAACGTACAGGCTTGTACCGTGCCCACGGATTTATCTTTCCATGAGCATTGGAGCATAAGTACCCCAAATCATAACTTCCCACACCCAAAACAGGTGCTATGTCAGCATCAATGCCTACGGGTGCGGTTATTTTTCCATTAGAATGTCCCATATTTAGTCTAATTTTAATGGTAAACTATATGTAAACTTATCATTAGCAGGGGGTTGGGGAGAAGACCCTTTCTTCTTTAATCTTCTTATACCAAGAAGCCCGAAATTAAGCATTCCCTTCATAAAGCGCAATTATTTCAGAATCCGAACCCCTTGCGGTAATATATCCGGTAGCGGTAAGATTACCCGTAACCTCTACATTTCCCTTAATCAATACATCTCCCTCAATGACAACATTCCCGATGATTTTACCATCCAGAGGAATCCATTTATATTCCTTAATTACTTCCGCTTTGGGAAGTTCCACGTGGAATACTTTTGCAAGCCAAATAATTATTTTTTTCATATAACGGTTTTTTATTTGTTCCAAATATAACAATATTATCCAAAAAGCGCAAAAAGCAATCCCTGTTTATGCACACAGGGATTTTTCAAGCTCCTTAACTCTCTTATTGAGTCGAGCTACTTCTTTTTTCAGTTTTGTGACTTCATCATCAACTTCCTGCAAACCTTTCCACACAACGGGGATAAGTCTTTCATAAGTAACCGTATAGTAATCATGGAACACATCCCTTACCCATTGTCCAAATCCTCCTGCTATAAGGTCTTGTGCTATCAGACCGAACTGGTCATAGTCATTATTGTACACCTCTGAATTAGCCTTGGCAATATCATTCCAATGGTATTTTACAGACCTGAACCTGTTTATGATATTCATGGCGTTGTAATTCTGAATATCCTTCTTTAGTCTAATATCAGAACCGCTCGCCTTGGCTGTTATCTCAGCCTTTGAATGGATTCCTCCGGCCGGGGATATTTCAACCACATTTTGATTAGCCGTAGCAGTACCAGTATCAAACGAAAACCAGCTAGATGCGTTCACACCTAATTGACCCCTAAAAGTTCCTCCACCATTATAAAAGGCTATGGAGCTACCTCCAGAGCCACTGGTTCTTACTAACCGGAGAGTGTCATAAGTATCTGTTTGAATAAGCAATCTCTTACCGCCAAAATTACGTATGAAATTGCTATCTTCCATATATATTCCACCACCATAATTCTGATGATACCACCCTGAATTTCCTGTGCTTCTGAACCAATCGCTGCATTGAATGGAATTGGGGAGTTTTAAATATACATTTGCAGAACCGTTCACACTAACCCCAGCACCCGTATGGGAAGCGTTGTGGTCTTGTATATAGAATGTCCTAGCAGAAGTCCACACATCCGCACTAGAAGCCCTACTGTCAGCCAACGTGGAAGCACCTCCTGCCGATACAGCCACAGACGTGTTGGAGGTGGATTGCAGATTTTCCCATGCGGAAACGTTAGCACCATTAGCCCAATATTGGTATTGTATGTGCCCATTGTTATATGAACTAATCTGGCGCACCTGCAATTCAAAATTGTTTGTTCCTACACGTACAAGACGGATATTATCCATTCCTTTTGCGAATGTGGGAAGATAAAGGCGTGCCGAATTTACAACACTTCCCACATTGCTTCCAGAAGAAGTTTCTCCACTTCTCATTTGGAAGATGGCACAGAAGTGATAACTTCTGACTTCATCCTGTGCATGATTTCCATAAGCGTACCATATCTGACCCCAAACCGTTACTGACCGCCAAGGTCCAGTTCCCGATTCAGAACAAGCGAATATCTTTTTCCAGCCATTGTCCGTACCACCTAGAGCAAATTGTACTGCATAAGTTCTAGTGTTATTGTAATTTCTAGGTAAGAAATTAAGATGCCAATTGTCCAGCATATCCGCATTTAAATTATTCCACAGTGCTGTACTACTAGACACCATGTTAGAACCATTCCAAGTAAATTTATAGATGTTTCCACCACTCCATGAAGGACCCTGTTGGATAAACGCCAATCCTGTTGCTCCATTCAATCCTTGCAATCCAAGGCAGCCTCCAATATTACAATCTCCGAAGCCACAGTCATCCCCAGCGTTGTTTCTGGTACCATTAGCCAGATGTAATGCTCCTGTCATGGTATCACCTGCTTTCTTTACGTAACGTCCGTCAGAATAGCTGGCGTAGTTTCCACTATGTATTAACACAACCCAATCATTCCACTTTGAATCATCATGCCTTCTGTATTTAATCGTGTTTGTATCATGATGGAAAGCTAACTGAGTATTTCTTGTTGGAAGGTCACCTAGACTTAGCACAGTAGTATTTGCAGATAGGGTAGCATCATCCGTAGGTTTAGGGTCAATAGTAACTACGTTTCCATTTCCAAAATATTGGTTTACAGTAGTGTATCTACCTCTAAGCCAAGAACGCATAACACCCTCTCTTCCACTAAGTCCTGCTAAATGTACTCCGTCAAGAAGGTCTGCATTAAGATTACCCACAACAGTGTTACTTACCACAATAAATGGAGCCGTACCGCTTGCTACGGTAGACATAAACGGAACATAACTTGTAACCCTGTTCGCTGCTATACCAAATAAACTTTTCAAGGCAGAACTTGTACATACGTCCTCCACTGAACCCGCTAAAGGTGATGTGTATGTTTGGAACAGGTGGGCAGCGGCTATATGGCGTATTCTATCCGGACCCGAATTACTTACATTTACAGCTTCATTATCGTTACCTAGGTCATTCCCTTTAAATAATACCAGTTCACTGCTTTCTGTACCACCCCAAAGTCTTTCGGCAATAAATGTATGATTATAGCCACCCGGTGAATCTCCTGTCGTTCCATAGAAATATATGGTGTTGGGAGAAGTACCGTTTCCTATCTTCAAATCACCGCTCATCGTTATGCTACCGACACCTGTCATATCTCCGCTTACATTAGCCGAACCGTCAAATGACTGCCCCCATAAAGTCCTTGGGGTTTGCAGTTTTTTAGCAGCCTCAGAAGAGTTCTGCAAGTTTCCAAATCCAGGATTTACATAAGTGCTCCATGACGGTGCTTTTGTATCTGCTTGGTATAGCGTTATATTCGTATTAACCCCTCCGGTTCGGTTATGGCTGTATAATAGATTGGCTTGTATTACGGAATAGTTGTTTCCACCATGACAATAAAGTTCTATGTTTCTCTTTTCCGCATCGTGATAGATACGTATGTTTGACGTATTGATGTTGTATGATGCTATCAATAGACCTTGTACATAGCCACCACCTCTAGTTCTGATAACCAAAATGCCGAATAAATCATCAAAGGCTGAGTGCAATACAAAGCAAACATCTGTCATTATTTCCGTATTACGTATCGAGTATGTAGCTATTCTACACCATGCAGGTTCAGTTCCAGATACCGTATATCCGTATTTTATAAGGGCATTTGATGTGCCGAACGCATGGTATCCGTCCAACAAATCCGCGCTTAGATTATCTACGGTTGTATTGCTTGAAACTATCAAAGGTGACACCCCTGTGGCAACAGTCGACATGAATCTCGGTGCTCTCACATCATTTGGAGTAACACGTAAAACTAGTTTGTTATTATGGTCTACTACACCAAACCCTGCACTATCCGTACTACTTCCTCTAAGGTTTCCTATATACCAGTAGGTGTCATACCAATTAAATCTTAATCCGTTTCTTATAGAAGTTAACCCACCATCATCGTTCCTGATAACTCCGTTATCTTTATAGATATTGGTAATATCACAATTTTCCAATCCCTTGAATACGATTGAGCCGGAAGTGGAAGCGGACGTAAGGGTTCCAGTCATAGTATCGCCAGTCTTTTTCACCCATCTACCGTCCAATACGGAAGTAGGGATATGACTTGCGTCTATGACTTTACTTGAATCAGCCTTTTTCAATTCAGCCCACATCTGATTTACGTTGAAAGAATCAATGGTTCCGTTCACCCATTTTTTTGACGCAGCATCGTATTTCAATGCCTGTCCGTTTGTAGGGTCCGTTATTTCCACGTCATTAAGGTCAGCAAGCGTTCCTGTCTGTACTCCGGACATAGACACTCCTTTAGCGGACAACCAATCAGTAGAATAGAATCCCACAGGAGTTGTGCCGTCTTTTTTAACCACATACACGGCATTGTTCGCTGCATCCCATTTCAGATAGGCATCTCCAATCTGCAATGATTCGGAAGCCGAAAGGAGTTTCGCCGTAACATTTTGTGAGAATACTCCATTTACAGAATATACGTTACTCCATCTGTTAGCAGTTCCTCCCAAAGCAGAATTTGCGTCTGTGCTTGGGAGCACGCTTGCAGTTTTCATGGTTGCGGAAAAAGTTTTCGCCCCACTTACAGTTTGAGCTGTAGCAATAGTTACATATTTCCCGTCAGCTTCGGTTTTAGTATATGCATCCGTAATACCATAGCCGGCAAGAGTAGTAGGTTTCCCAGTGGTTATCTTAGACCAGTCAAGGTTAGGTATATCCGTAGCGGAAAGGTTTGTTCCCGAAGTAACTCTTCCGTAAGCATCTACCATAACCTTGGTGTACGTACCTGCAACAACTCCCGAAGTACCCAGTGATAAGGTTACGTCGGAAGTAAGAGCACCGCCGCCGGACAAACCAGTTCCGGCAATGACTTTCCGTGAGGATGTTACGTATCTGCTATCAGCAGCACTTTGTGTAAGATACTTATTAGCTGTAAGGTATGAATAGAGCTGGCTCTCATTAAGACCAGCATCTCCCGCTCTCCAATGAGTTCCGTCAAATACCAGTGCCTTTCCGGCAGCAGCACCTTCAACACCGTCCTCAGTGTCATTAGCCAAAACGTCAACCAGTTGGTACAATGCGGAAGCCCCACCAGTACCACCGCTTCCCTTTGATATTCCTTTAGCGGAAACATAGTCTACACCCCAAAAACCGAAATTAGCCCGTATGGACGCAATTGTCTTTGTATCGTCAGACGGGTCAACCTCATTACCCGAAGCATCCAGTGCAGTGAAAAGTTTGCTGAACGCTGTTTTGTCCATTTTACTCTGCAATATGACCGCAAGATTATCACTTTCCTTCATGCCTTGCAGGAAAACTTCAAGCTCAGACCACTTGTTTATAATATCATCCGCATCACTTCCGGTAAGAAAGTCGTTAAACTTGGTATTCAGTGCATCAAATTCCGATTTAGTGGCAAATGTGCTCCCTTTGGTGAATGTAAGAGAACGTCCATCAGAACCTTTTATGACATCCGTTACCGCATTACCCGAACCTGTAACCGTTACATTGGTAAGCCCCGAACTTGCAAGTTTCCAAATCTCATTTATGGTGAAAGCGTTGAAAGTAGCCGAATTGTCGTTGTTGTCAAACGTTCCTCCCAGTGATTCAAATCCGTAGACGAGGTTGATAAGACCGCCACCTCCGCCACTTCCGCCGGAAGATTTTCCCTTTGCGGAAATCCAGTCCACAGACCATAACGCATAATTGGCACGTATATTTGTTATAGTGCCTAGCTTTGATTCATCATTTAAGTCAACCTCATTTCCATCATTATCCAGTGCGGTGAACAGATTGCTTATTCCGGCAGCGGTTTTAGGTTTGTCCGCATACCATTTGTCACCGTTAAATGTGAGTACGCTGCCTTTTGTAGCACCTGCCACACCTGTTATATCAGCATTTTTCTCCACGTCAAGCAACTGGTACAGGGCTACTGCACCTCCACCACCGCCTCCTGTTCCTCCATCAGATATACCTTTGGCGGACAGGAATCCCACAGACCACAGGGAATAATTGGCACGTATGGCATATATTTCTGCATTTTCATCATCCGGATTTATCTCATGTCCCTCTTTGTCAAGGGCAGTAAAAAGTTTGCTGGAAAGACCTCCCTTATTGGGCATACCTCTCCAGAAACTCCCGTCAAATGTAAGTACATAATCCTTTTCTGCACCGAGTACGGCATCCTTGGTATCATTAGGGCTTACATCTATCAATTGGTACATGGCAGCAGCACCCCCACTTCCTGCACCTCCACCACCCGGTGACACTCCTTTAGCGGACAACCATCGGGTAGTATATGCAGCACCTTCAATTACAAGTGCGTCATTACCTTCATCCCAGTATAATCTTCTTCCTGCAATACGTATTCCCTTACGGAAGTCCTTTTCACCGAAAACTTCTTGGTCGCCCTTTATTGTGACGTAGTTATCCGAAAGGTATTTTTTCAACAAATCATCAAGAGTTACGGTAACATCACCACCGCCACCACCTTCACCGCCGGAAGAGAATCCCCATCGCTGGAGAAGTTTTTCCGTATATACGGCTATGTTGGTTGACAGCATATCTGTAACTTCGTCAATGACCGTATCATTAGACCTGCTTGAATCGGTATCGGAAGCACGCTTTAAAAAGGTGTTCTTGAAATCCTCTGCAAGTTCCTTCTGGTAATCTTCATATAACAGTGCAACAGTTTCCATTATTTGTTTATCTCTAAGCGTTCTTGTTTAAGTTCCTCCAGCTTCACTTTCGTTTCCTGTATTTTCTGTATGGTATCCGGGAAGAACATCTGCGGACCCATCATCGTATTGGTCTTTGCCTGTAACAGATGCTCAAGGAGATTATCAAACAGGTTCATAACCTTGAGCATCAAATCGAAATCGGAAGATTTTGCACCTTTGACGGGATAGAATCCTATAATAAGAGGACGGGAAAACGAATCCCGCTCATAAGAAACTAGGGCAATGAAATTGTCCTTGTTCTCCAACAGCCATTTCTGTGTAGGTACGGAAGTGGACGTACCCACATTAATCATGGGTGCGTACATTTCCTCACCTGTACGGGCTTTTACCTGTATTCTATCCCCGTCACTTTTTCCTGTAAGTCTGTAAAATTCAATCATCGTATAAATTCTAATTCGGTACTGGTTCCATTGGAATCCCACACATGGCGCAAGGCTCTTAAAAAATAACGGCTGGTATGGTTTGTTGTGTCATACCGTAGTATTCCGCGTATCGGATAAGACCTTTGGGAGCGTATATCCAAATCCTGATTAACCGTAGCTTCCACGGTTATTCCGAAAAACGCACGGTCAAAAACAGCGGTTTCCGCATCCACAATCTTGGTCTGCTTGTAATAGTAACGTGCATATTCGGGTGATTCCTGTTTAATGGGAACGCCACTGCTCCACTTCATATCGGTTATTCCCGAATTACGTATCTTGTCAGCCAGTTCGGGATTGGTACGGTTTATGTATTCAACCTTGGCTTCATCAAGTTCATACATATAGATAACTTTTCTGCCGTTTTCCTCACCGATTTCACTTACCTGCATTTTAACGTCACCCGTTTCCATATCCACGTCATAGGATGAACGAACCACAGCATTGGCTTGGTCTATATCCTCGGTAACGGAAACGCTTCTCATTATACGTGGACGGTTCCACCTTGTGTCGGAAAATCTCTGTACTTCGGAAGCGTTGACATTTTCCACTTTCAATTTGTCACCCTGCAAAGGATATACAAATGAAATCTCATCATTAATCGTATTCGCAGCCCTGTTTATATCCACGAAATAGAAGTATTCCGTACCGTCACGAACCTCCGTCCATATTGTGCATCCATAGGACTTTGCCAAAGATAACAAGAATTTCCAATCGGAGATATTTTTTTGATACCTAATATGTGTGGAAGTGAATGTTTCCCCTGCTTTTGCAGAGGGCAGCGATATTTCGCCCACTACCATACCACACTCTTCCACTATTCCGCGTATAAGGTTTTCCAACGTTATGGTTGTTCTTCCTTTGGCAAAAGGACGTTTGCTATTAGGGTCGGGATAAGTGAAATTATTGTAGGTGTCCTTTCCCATCTGGTTAAACGAGTACCCCATACATTCTACCCGGAAACGTATTTTACCGTTATCCGGACAGTCAAGGTATATACGTGTGACAGTGCCGGAGAAAACTTTCCGCACTCCTTTACCGTCACCATCGTAGTAACCACCGAAAAGGACAATCCACATTCCTAGGAACATACGGTAAATAAGGACATCCGCGTGCTTGTCAACTGTAAAGGTCAGCTTGTTAATCAAATCCGCGGTTTCCTCATATACCACAGGATATGCGACACATTCCTCTATATCCATATAGGAAGCGAATTTATCGGCATTGTATCTCAATCCCTTGGAAGAGAACTTGTCATTACCTTGCGGACGGCTGTCACGTGGGTAAAGACGAATCTTAAACTGAGGTTGTATCGGTTGGAACATTGCTGTATTTTGTTGTTAGAATATCACTATCTCTTATTATCACTCTGGGAAGCCGGATAATATCACCCGTTTTCCAATCATCGGGCATACGTGGTGGGTTGTTATCCGCAATGTACGTCCACATATATTCAAGACCGTCACCGAAAATCCTTGCGGCTATCGTGTACAGATTTTCGTGAGCCTTTATAACGTAGTTGTACCACTCATAAGTTATGCTTTTATCCTTTACGGGATAATGCAAAACCTTGCCCCCCAAAAACTGGGAAACAAGGTTCTTAGTATTATAAAAATTAGGGCTTATCATTTTTCGGGTATCATTATATGGTTTAAACTCTGGTACTCAAACACTCCTATTTCCACATCCACCGTTGCCCTTATGGGCGTAAGGTCCGAATCGAACAATGTGTAATTTACAGGAGCGCTTTTCAAAACACCTTCCAAGTATATCGGACCCAGTGCGAACACAAGCGTAGCCGGTGGTCTGAACTGGTTCATTGAAACAACTCCTCCCTGTGCGAATTTGGGGGTTTCCTCATTATCCACTGGTGCTGGATAGAGGAAAGACTGTAACAGTTCCACTTTGTCAAGCACCCCTCTCTCATGTGCACGTGTACGGGAATACGCTCCCGAACTGGTCCACTGGAAAGCGTTCTTGTTGGTACTGGTTCCGTCAATCTGGTCGGCAAGAACATCCGGACGGAAAGTGGCAATATGGCTTTGCGGAGTATCATCCAAGAATAACTGGAAACTTACTATCCGTTCACCCCCATTGCTCCAATTATAATCGTTGTACGGTAATCCGGCATAAGGACGCACCTCGTATTCGGTGGTCTTATTGTCAGATATGGTCTGTGGGTTAAACTGGAAGAAATAACCTTTTTCCCACAGGCTTTTTTTCAAATCCTCGGAACTGATTATTATCCCACGTGTAAGCGTGTAACCTCTGTGGTTTCTTCCGGAGTCACCCGAAAAAGCATTTGACGTTCCACTCCGGAAAAGGGAGTAGAACGGTCTGAACATTGTAGATGAAAATATTTCCGGCATTATACACCTCCTCTTATTCTGTTATCACGTTGAATATCACTAAGAATACGCCTTATCTCCTGTGCAAGGCGTCTTTCATCAATATTCTCCCCTTTTTGGACAATAATCTGTACCGCCCCATTTCCCAATACTACACTCTGGTTTTCAGTAGTGTTCTGACTTACAGGTGGAGTTCCTGAAATAATCGGGTTAGGTGTAGGTACTGAATCCGTAGGAGTTACAGAATTTCCACCCCAAGTATAGTCACCAAAACCATGCTTGTTTGCCAAATCACGGGCAGCATCAGCAATATCCCTGTTAGTGTTCCGTAGAAAATCAGTGTTTCTGAAAAAATCCACCGCACCGATAGCAGGGTTAAGAGTTCCTGCCGCCCATTTTACCATAGGCATGATAAACTTGTTTATCTTACCGATAGGGTTTATGATATTTTCCCTCATCCACTTTACAACAGAGTTGTTCTTAAATGCATCCCACATGGCGTTTATATTGGGGATAAGACCTTTCACCGCTTCGGAAACAGGGTCTATGACATAATTGATAAAACCGTCTTTCAATCCTTGCCACCCGATTCTTACTTGGGTAAACAACCATACAAAGGAGTTCCAAACAATCTGTATGGATTCCTTTATTCCGGAGAAAATACGGTTTATGAAATTCCTGAATTTCTCACATTTTGCGTACAGAACCGTAAATGCGGTTGTAGCCAGTATTATCCAGCCTACGGGATTGGTTGCATTTAGGGCAGTCCATACGGCTGTTATTATAGCCGGGAGATTTCTCAATATCGAAACGACAAAGAGAAGCGAACGTCCTATACCGCCTACGAATTTTCCTGTGGCGGTTATTTTCATTATGCTGAGTAACGTGTCAAGGGCTGCTTTGAATCCTGTCTGTGTAACAATACGGGAGATAAGTTTCAATCTGCTCCAAAATGTTGTAAGGTATTTACCCAATGTAAGGGTAACTCCACGTTTTCCACCAAATAACGGAATCGCCATCAGTGCGGCACGGAAAGCCTTTGCGGAAGCGATTGCAGCATTGCTTATGACAAACACACTTTTCAAAGCCTGATATGCAATAAGCAATTTAAGAACTGTCTTTATTTCCTCCTTGTATGTTTTAAAAAATGAAACAACCCGCAGTTTCCAAAACTCCAATACGACTACAAGTGTCCTCATTCTTTCGACAAAGGTTTCACTTGTACCGAAAATAAAGTTAACCGCCTGTTTAGCCTGTCTGCCCAACCATACCATTATATGACCGATTTGACGGACAACCCAACCGAGAACTATGCCCACACCTTTTCCGTACTGTACGATACTTTGATAATTTCGTGCGAAAGCATCAGCCACGGATTTAAGAGCACCCACAGTTTGCCCGTAAAGACTGTTAGGGTCATTCGGTTTTCCCACAATACCCGTAAGGAATCCTTTCATATTGGCATTTAACCTTTTCATTTGGTCTTGTATTGTGAGAAAGTCGTTTTTGATTAGTTCCTGCAATCCCTTATGTTGCTTTACGAAATTAAGCACTGCCTGTTGGCGCTGTATAGTGTTGGCACGATATTTTTCAAAATACCTTGTTGACCTTTGTGTCATTAGACCCATATCAACTAGAGCCTGCATATTTCCCTGTATTCCCTGTGATATGGCGTTTGCGAACTGTGCATAGGATTTTCCCGTAGCATGAGCCGCCTTGTTTATAAACTCGAAGTTCTCCCCTACTTTCACTCCCACAGCCATAAGAGAGTTCATGCCTCGTAGCTGGTCGTCAACGGAGAAGAACGACTGTCCTTTTATAAGTCTGTTCTGAGCCGCCTCCATAGCTTTCATGGTGGAGAGGATGCCACCGAAGCGGAGGGAATTTTCCCGTAATGTGTCAACGTACTTCTCGGCATTAGTCCTTAAAGCATAATAGGCTGATGCCAGCGTAAGCGTAGTACCAGTCAATCTCACCAATTTGTTTACTGTACTTTGGGCTATGGTAATTCCGAAATCATACGTGAATTGGGAATTGTTGCCCGATGTTGCTCTAGGTATTGCCATAACTATTTTTCTTCATTTTGTTTTTGTTCCTTTCTGATAAGGTCCATTTCCATGCGGAATATTTTATCCCTTTCCTCAGAATCCATACACATTATACGGGAATAGTCCTGACCCAGACGTTTCATAAGAATATATGCCTTTGACGTTAAATCGTACTGATTATCCTGTTCCTCCGCAGTTTCTCTAGGTAAAAAAAGAGCACCCTTTTGCATAGCCCATTGGGTAAACTGGGGGTACTCTTTATGCCAAAAGTGATAATCAGACGGAGAAAACGTCATTCCGAGAAAAAATTGCTCACGTCCATTACCATAGGAATCTCACGGGCTTCCGAGCAACCGCAAGGCTCGTAATAGGCAAAAGGTAGAGTAGGAAGATATTCCATCAATTCATTTCGGATAGTTCTCAAGTCAATACCATCCAGATACTCGTTGAACATCTTGAGTCCGTAGTAGGTATGAAATTCAGAGGGGAGCACGTCAGTTACTTTTCCCTTTTTGTCCACACACTCGATTCTTTCAAGACAACTCATCGCTATACGCCGCCAAAAACCTATGCTATCAGTAAAATATTTCTCGTGGTTTATGGCATCTTCAAGCAATGGAGGTCTGAACACGAAGCGGTTGTATGTACGCTCGGTTATGCCTGCATACTCTTCTCTTGTTGTAATCTTCGGCAGTACGGGAGGACGGAAACCCCGTTTCAATTTAACTGGAATCTCATCGTAGTTGGTCATGGTTTCCATTCTTTCCTTCACTTCCGGCAGATAATCAATTTTGTCCAAATCAATATCCGCAAGCAGACGTTTTCCGCAATACTTGCAGATTATTTCCTGTTTTGGAAAGAAAGATACCCACACCCTTCTGTGAATCTCAACCATAAGGGTATTGATTTCGGACATGGGTAACTTTCTAACGGCACTCGGAATAGTAACAGAGCCTTCTTCAAGATACTTCTTGCGTACTTCGGCTCCAATCTGAATGTTCCCTATACTTTTTACGGCTGCGGAAACGACATTCCCCTGCCAAGTATAGGGTTTTTCAGATAATCTTTTCAAAAATATCTTTTCAGCAACACCATTAGTCGATAACAGTTCTACGTTTGTATGAATCTCACCGTTGATTCTTAATCCTACGGGCAGTTCAAAGAATAAATTTTCCATATTACGATTAGTGTTTTTAAGTTAGTTACTATTTACGCACCTACTGGAATAATATCCCAGCCATCACAGGTAGCTCCGTAGGAAACTGTGAATTTCTCTTCGCTGGAAATATCGAATGTAGGATAATTTGCGGACAGGAATCTGAACCCCTCGAATACGATAGTGAACACTTCCTTTCCGTTGTGCATCTTGACAGCCTGAACAGGCAATTTAAGTCCGTTTTCAATCATCTGGTTTACCAGTATTTCCAAAGCACGGTCAGTAACGTTACCTTGGTATGAACGGGTAAGCGTCATTTCTCCGTAATCTGTCAACTGTGTGGAGAACTTGTATTTACGGTTTGTTCCTGCATCCACGGTTTCTACCGTACCCGACTGTTTCTGCATACCTTCCAAAGTTTCAAAGATAGCATCACTCATAATGCCGGGAACAGGAATGTTCAAGTACCACCCGTTGGCTACATATACATCTTGTGGTTTCTGTGGTTTCATATTATTCCTCCGTTTCCGTTGTTGTTAATACACTGTCATTTCTTAACAATGAGATATGGACACTTTCCGTACATTCGGTAGGAATCCACAAAATATCAATGTTAAGCAATTTTCTGTCCTGAGTATTGGGATTGTTGCTCTTGTCACAGATACCTTGGTATGCAGTGTCAAAATCAACGCTTCTTTCCAAAGCACCGTTATCATATTCGGTCTTGAAGAAGTTTCTGGCTTCCACAAGAGCCTCACGTTTAAGTTCGGGAGTATTCGGTTTCTGTTCCAAGAAACGCATCTTGGAATTAAGTGAACGTACATAGTAGGAAGTCTGCAATCTCACATGAATACTCTTGTACAAATCATTGGTAGAATAAGTACGGGAACTTCCAATGTAATACCCTGTATTCTCAACGTACTGGATAATGTTACATGAGAACTGTTGAACCAGCTTATTAATAACCGTCTGTGACAGTCTTTGCGGAATCATCTCCATAACATTGTTGAACAGGGAGTCAATTCCTGCCGGTGGAATATGAATAAAGTCACCCTGCAAATAAGGAGTACGGATAAATCCTGCACCCAATACAGGACCCATTACAGGAATCATAACAGGGTTTCCGCTATCATCCGGAACCGTACACCATTCCATATAGCTACACAAGTAACTGATGCCCGAAGTCTGGAACTCCATAGCGTACAATTCGGCAGTACCTTCATCGGCATTTAACGGCAAATTACAGATACCTATGGCGTTTTTCTGCTCCTTACAATAAGCATGAAGAACTTTAGCCATAGAAAGTGAGTGGTATTCAGTTACTCCGATAATCTGAACATCGAATCCGTCAAACGCAGCAAGACCCGTAGGACTGTCCGTAGTACCTCCCGGCTTGTAATCGTTCTCCGTGATTTCACCGTCAACACCGTTTGCAAGTTTGGCAACAAATGTCTTATCCTCACGCACCTTTACAGCAGCACCTTCCACAGCGGTAATGGCACGGCTGGTAAGTGTCAGTTTTGTCGCTGAGGATATTGCCGAGATAGTACCCACAAGTTTTCCATTGGTATCATACAGAACGTTTCCGGCTTTCAATGAAGTGAATGTGGTTCCCGAACCTGTAACTTCATTGCTTGAAGTATTGGCGGTTACAGTGCCGGTTACATCCTTGAACTTCATTTTTTCAATTTCACCGTTGAAAGTAACAGTAACATATTTGCTCACTTTGTTTACTGCATCCTGAATTTCAGCCAGTGTTCCGTAATTGTACTGTTCGGGAGTATTGGTCTTGTATTGTACGATAAGAGAGAACATATCTCTTACCAGTGACCCGTAGGAATACAGGGTAACAGTGATTCCGTTAGCCCATGCTCCGGGGTCTGGAGTACCTTTATAGGCAGCATTAACCACCATAGTTACCGAAGAACCCGAATCCAAATTCACAGTAGCCGTAGCAGCCTTTGCGGTCACAGCCACCATTCTGGCAAGGTAAAGGGTAACAGGTGCATCCCCTGCTTCGTCAAAGATACTCTTAACAATACGAGGTCCATAAAAAGCATCATTCTGTCCTCCGAAAATCACATTGAAATCTTCCATAGATGTAATCTTGGTAGCCTTGAAAGCACCACCACGATTAAATTGTCCGGCAAGACCAATGTTTCTCTTGGAAGCATCTCTAAAAGGGGAAACACCATTGTTTACACCCTCGGTAATTGTTAAACCTACGTTTGCCATTTTTCTTGTTTTTAAAATTAATTATCTATTTAAAAATCACTCCTAGGACAACTCCCAAAAGTGTTGCACCAACTCCCACTTTATACAGGTTTCTCCTGTACCGTTTTTTGTTATTAGTGATTTGTTTCTGTAAATCATCCGATAAAGCGGTGGTTTCCATGTACTTTTTATCAGTAATGGCTATAATAGAATCCTGTTTTTCAATAATACTGTTCTGAAAATAAGAGAGGGAATCAGAAATAGCTAAATCCATCTGGAGAATTTTGTTAGTTTTCTCCAAATGGATAGCCTTGTTTATTGTATGGTTAATATCAATGAGTTGCTGTCGGGTTATTGCCAGTAGTGTGTCGGGTCCGAGATGAATCAATCTCGGATAAGTAGTCTGAGAGAAACCTAATATTGTACTCCCAATCACCATTAGCAATAGCAGAATCCTTTTTCTCATATTCCTTCAAGATTATTTCGATTTGTTGCTCCAAGACTTCACGTTGCCCTTTCAAGAGAACCATTTCAGCCTCGAATTTAGCTACATCACCTTTAAGCTCTTGAATAGTATCATTCAAAACCTTTATTTTCTCCAAGTATTCCTCATAGGTTATCTGTGGAGAACTGGAGGTAACGCTACTCTTTGGCACAAATATAATAAATATAAATGCACAAACAGCCAATGCAGCCAAAAATAATATCACAACTTTCTTATTTTTCATCTTTTCCGAAATAGTCGTTTATTGATTCGATAGCTTCTACGAGTGAATCTTCAAACCTTTTGTTAGTACGGTGGGATTGAAGTTCCTTAACATCCTCTTTATTGTCCTGAAACAACCATTCAATTAATACACCCATATAGCCGTTCCCCATAAGAACGGTAAAATTTTCCTCGAAATCCTTTTCAAGATTGGTAGGCTTGTACATTCTGACTTTAAATTCGGGGAAGTCTTTTTTGAACTTCTCGATAATAAAGTCAGCGCATACGTCAGATTTAGTAACCCCCTTGCCTGTATATACAGCGATTCCACGTGCGTTCATCCACTGGGAACCGTTTCCAGCCGCATTATTATGCAAGGATAACAACAGTTTGGGCTTGTCAGATTTCAGACTGGAAGCGAAATTTTTCCGCTTGGAAAGACCCGGTTCATTTTCAGAATCGGTAGTCTTGTAAACTTCATATCCCATTGCCTCCAATATTACTTTCAGTTCCCTAACTCTGTCACGGCTCCATCGGTATTCCCTATGCACACCATCGGGAGAGCGCTTACCCGGAACATCCTCACCATGAGCAGGGTCTAAAATAATCGTAATGTTCTTTTTCATTATCATACTCCAAACACTAGTTTTAATATGCTGATAACACTTGAACCGAATAATCCCGACAGTAAGGAAATAATGCCTAAGAAAAGAAACAGTGATAATCTTGGATTCTTGATAAGGAATTTAACCCTATCAAATAGTTCCCTGTTACCATACACAGGACAATTGTCCATATCTTTTTTATACTTGGTTATAGCCTCAAGCACACTGTCAAGTTTCCTGTTTGTTTCAGAAAGACTTCCCTGTAACTCCTGCTGACGCTCGGCAAGACCCTTTACGGAATCCTGTACCAAATGGGCGAGTAAGAGAAGTTTTCTATCCTGCGGATTATCTTTCTCACACATTACTTCCAAACTGTCGATAATCTTATTCATTGTTCTATATGGAGATTATTAAAGTCCGTGGGAATTACCATATCTTTGGGCACAATCGTGGTTTTACCCGGAAGAAACACATAGATTTTTCCATTATGTGATAGTTCAATACGGAAATTTCCGCGGTTATGAACCGTTTTGTTCTTTTTCTCCTGTACCGACTGAACCTCGTTAGTATCCTTTTTTCCCATAATAATTACTTTTTATTTTTCAAATATACTATATTATTTCTATACAACAAATTCCTAAAAGATAAAAATTTCCGGATTATTTAAAACAAACTCGTTGTACTCGTTTTTGATAGATTCTATCTCTTCCTCATTAAGTCCTCCCAATCTAAGATACGGAACAAAAGAGTACCAGTTAGGAGCCTCACCAATGGAAGCCTCAACACCTCTTGTGTTGTCCGATGGTACGAAACAGCATTGCCATTGTTCCGTCGGGGTTGAATCCGGCATTTCCGAAGAAAGGTATTTTGTAGGTTCTACAATCTTTTGCTGATTGAAGTTCAATCTCCATTTTCCTGTGCTTCCGTTTGTACGCAGCAGCACTAACATGGGCTGTTTTTGCCCACTGTAATCTGTCAAAAAAGTCTGGATAGGCATCTTTCCAATAATTTATTAAGTTAGACATATTGATGTTCTTGAAACTACCATTCATTCCTGCCCAAGAACGTTCACACTCAAAGTAATCGGAAGAGCGCTTCAATTCAGAAAGCCTGCTTTCGATTTCTTTCCTGTTTCGTTTCCGAAGTTTTCTATGCGTAGTACCTATTCGGACACCTAAGAAGTCCACCATATTCTTATCAGAAACTTTATGAATACTCCAGTTAGGTTTTACAGTCTGACCACCTTCTGTAACTTTTTGTATATAGTAGGTAACAGCACTCCTAACAGCCTGTTTATTGTTACTAATAAATATCGTATCATCACAGAACCTCAAATAGTCGCACTTGAAGTTCCTTACAATAGAGTAATCAATATCCAGCAAATTAATATGACCCAAAATATTAGACGAGATATTTCCCAGTACAACATAACCCAATGACAGGAACTCCTTAGATAAGGAGATAACCCATTTGTCTTTTATGTACTTGCACAGGATTCTGATTATCGTATCCGGATTACAGGTAGGATAATATTGTCTTATATCGGCAGAGCCTACAAACACATCATCTTTCTGTCTGCGGATTTTATTTATAGCACGCAGTCTACATTTATGTTGCCCCAGTCCTTTTATAGAACCGTAAACATGCCCTCGTTGTAACTTGGGCTTGAATACAAATTCTAATATATCGGCTAGGAGTTGGTCAACTATCCTATCTCTAGGAGTAGCGGAATGAATAACCCTGATTTTACCGCTGTCCAATTTCTTAAACACATAATAGTCACCATGCTTGTACGTACCGTATTTCAAGTCATTGTACAAGTCTTGGAGATTCTTTGATATATCAGCGTCAAAGTCTTTCCATTCCTTACGGAGATGTTTGTTCCAATGGGAAGATTTAGAGTGCATATCCTCAACAATAGCAATCAGTCTTTCCATAGACAGGAACTTCTTTTTCAACAGACCAACCTTTTTCATAAGTTCTACGTAGTTACCACCCCAAGGGCTTTTCGGACTTACTCCAACTACTAAAGTTGATGCCTACTAGGCGGTTAAAAGCGGCGAAAAGTTTCATTTGGCACTTGCCAAGATGAACAGCCATTCTAATTTTTATTCTAAAACAAATGTTTATCCTAATTTTCATATTCTATGTGTCCGAACCCGATTGTTCACGTTCCGATTAGAAACCGCATTGTTCAAGTTCAGAGCGAACAAGCCGCAAATAGCGGCGTTGTTCGCATTAGCACCCACAATCGGGAAGGCCATTCACCTCGTGTTCGCTCATATCTTGCGTATTTATATTGTTATTACTCCAAACCCTATCAATTTGTTCTCAAGGAGAACTTATTTTTTCAACGTAGCCCGAACCCGAGAGTTCACGTTCCGATAAGAAACCGCAGCGTTCAAGTACAGAGCGAACAAGCCGCAAAGAGCGGCGTTGGCCGCAGAAGCACCCACAAACGGGATATTGTTGTCGCCTTGAGCATTGCACCCCCACTGTCCATCACAGAAACAGGTAGTGCTACTTCCATTGTTTACTAAGGGAACAGGGTACATTCCGTTTATTTTCTTTATATAGCTACCTTCTGTAAGATTACGAGCCATTTCAACTTTATCCTCAAACTTGGTAGCATCATTTGCGTCCACAGTAGCTTTTACAGAAGCAACTTCTGGGTCACGGGTAAAATAGAGATACCGTTTTCCGTCAACCAGCTTGGTTATGCCACCAAAACAGCGTATCCAAGCATCTCCATGCAAAAGATTCTCACACCACCATAACTTATAAGGTTTAAACTCGAAACTTTCCGTGGCTACTTCACCAACAACAGTATTACTGTATCTTGTAGAGGTAACGGTCCATTGTCCGGTAGCCTGATGTTTGGAATCCAAAAGACCATTCTTGAACCGCCCATAGGTATCCTGTCCAGTAGTCATACCCGGAAGATTGGCTTGTATATCTCTTGTCTGATACTTAGCAACTGCCAACCATGCAAGACAAACGTTCTGCCACCAAGTATATCCTAACATATCGGCAGAAGTGGCTGAAAGAACATTGCAGAAATCCTGAACAGATTGGTTATTTATAACCTGATAATTGCTGCAAGTCTTTATTTTACCACCCTCTACATATTGGTTATATCTAGGCATAAGAATACTTTCATAGGGAATAAATCTGTGATAGCCACATGGAGCTTCCTTATCCAGATTAAAGAACACTCTTGATTTCTTATTGATAGCATCATAGAAATAAGAGATATTGAAATTAATCATTTCTGCGCCTTGAAAATAATTGGCATCCTCCAAATGACTTGGAGAACCATCCGCACGTAACGTTACATCATCTTGTAAATACGCAAAGTCAGTACCATCCAGTTTTTTCTCACAAGGTTTATTGGCAGCTTCCCACTTAGCCATGAAGTAATCATAGTACGGCTGGTTTATGATTGTGACAGCAGGGTCAGCCTGTGACGAACTCTCTTCATCCCCATATTCGATAGCGAAATAGCCTACATCGGCAAGGGCTACTTTGGAAAGTTCGTCAAGTTTGCCGGACAATGCTGATTCGGCAGCTTTTGAACGGGTAATCTCATCATTGATACTCTTAGTGATTGCCGTATCATCATAATTTGCCAATCCAGACAGTTTTTCTTTCTCTGGGGTTGTGAAATTATTGTCAGTATGTACATAGTTCGTATCCTGCACGAAATTTCCATCATTACTAAGCTGGGAAAGTTTGGTAGGTATCTTTGCAGTGATTTTGGATTCCAGTGCAGCAAGCATGGCAGCAAGATTTTCCGTATCAGTGACACCCTCCAAGAATTTTTTAACTTCATTGAATGAATCAATGACCTCATTAGGATTCTCGTTAACCAGTGTATTGATAGTTGACTGTAAGGATGTGATGTTCTTCTTTACCTCCGCATCATTGTAATTGGACAAGCCCTCCAGTTTGTTCTTGAGCACAGTGGTAAAATCTTCTGTGGAAAGTTGTTTTCCCTCAACTTTGTCTACTTTAGAAGCAAGATTCTGGGTAATTTGGGTTCCTGTGGGAAGTCCGGCAAGTTTCTCCTTTTCGGTAGTCGTATAATCATTCGCAGACAACCCTTTTCCCGATTCTTTAGGTTGGTAGGTCTGGGAGATGAACAGCTTTATCTTAACCTCAAAATCAGATATGGCCGTAGTTATTGATTGGTTTACAGAAGAAGTCATTTCGGAAAACATACCTTCAAGAGTATCCGTTTCGGCAATTCCGCTAAGAAAAGCAACAATCTCGTGAAAACGGTTAATGACATTATCCGAATCGGCTGTATCTGAAATGAAATCGGTGAAATCCTTGGAAAGTTTGCTTATGGAGCTTGACAGTGTACTTTCTACTCCTGTGGCACGAGTTACTTCATCAGTAATCATCTTGACAATATTCTTAGTTGCCAAAGTAGCAAGAAACTCCTTTTCCTCGGCAGTAAAGTTTTCATCAGAGAGTGCCTTTCCAGCCTCCTGTTCAACTTTTGCATTAATGGCGGATATTATCTGGTTAAATTCGTCCGCTGTGAACTTGTCACCTGTCTTTTTACGTAAATCTAAGTGCATGGTTATTCTAAATTTAAGGGCAGGGTGTACGGGAAACCCTCACCCGGATTAATGATAATTTCCTCCTCAAACATCTTACTCCGCAGGATAATAGCTTGTACAAGTTCCACTTCTTTAGGTTTGACAGCATAAATCCACGGTTTCAATGTAAACTCATAGTTCATCTCATACACTCCGTCAGTACGTGGAATATCAGTAGGTCTTACGGTATAGAGAACCACATCACCCACTTCATCACCATCCACCACTTTTTTATTGAACAGAAATCCTGTCTGACTAACAAATGTAGAGTTGAAATAATCCTGCATGGCTAGAAACTCGTTATAACTCTTTGATACAATGCTGACATCATAACGAAATTCCATGCGTACTGGTCTGCGGTACAGGTATCCTGTCAATTCAGAGAAACCCTTTCCGCCAAAATAAGTTTTCATATCCACAAACCAATCTCTGCTAGGCACAGGCGTATAGTCCATTATGGCGATACACGGATAAATCTGATTCTCCTGTTCCTCCACGTAGTCAAAGCTGGACTTTCTAGCATACCTAGACAACAGGGTGATACTTTTGTCGCCTACCATAATTTTCAGATTATGAAATTGCCGGAAAAATTCGCTGTGGGTCTGTCGGATAGATGTAAGCATAACTATTTTTTATAACCTATGTTGAACTTCTTGATTAAAAACTTAATCGCTGTATCATAAACAAAAACAGCCGCAAAATAACTTGCAGCCAAAGTCTGTACTGGTATATCAGTGTACATTCTGAATATCAAAAACATAACAGCACCGTTTCCGAAAGTAATTACTCTTTTCAACCATGTGGGAACCTTAGCAGCACCATTAAGGTAATCCACCAGCTTAATCAGAAAGTACGTACCTATGATAACGGAAAATATGTACTCCAGATTGAACACTTTAAATATTCCTTCAAAAAGTAAATCCATTATAGTTTCTTTTTATATTTACCACCATGTTTCACTACAAATCGGGCTATGGCATTTTCCGCACGGGAGAAAGCGTCATTTTTCTTTGCTCTCCTGTCATTCTCCAGCACTTGTTTTCTTTCAGCAGCAGACAACCCCTCAGATTTAGGTTTCTTATTTTTGTTTCTGCCCGATTCCCCGTAATCGGCAAAACGTCTGTATCCTCGTTTCGCTTCCATATCGAGTATCCTGGCACGTTCTTCTTTAGAAATGAATTTGTCAGTAACAATGGGTCCGGTGGTTTTACCCAACTTGTCATTAAGAACCTGTACAAATTCATCGCCCGGCTTACTGGAAGATTTCTTGGGAGAATGGACACCCTTTTTTCCTACACGACGGGTATATCCTTTTACGGTAATCCACTCGCCTTTCTTATTCTTCCTCCGATGTTCCTTTATTGTTATTTCTGCTGCCATGTTTACTGTCAAATTTACCAGTTTTAAAAAAAGATAGCATCTTGTCTTTGGCGTCACCTTCAAAGTCACGAAAAGTATTCCGGAAAATTGGTCTTGGGGGTATGTGTCTATCCTTAGTACCATATTCCTGCACTATGGCAAGCTGCAAATTGGTTAACTTACTGTCCTCACGTGGAGTGTCCTCCACAGAAACAACAGTTCCTTCACGATAGATTGAATCCACCAGCTCATGAGAGTTAATCCACGGAACGTCACTTCCTTTTCTCTCAATGGTAGATTGAGCAAGCTCAAAACCGTAATAGTTGGTTTCAATATTTTCAATGACCTGTTCCTTGAACTGTTCGGCAATTTCCTCACCTACACGTTGCATATCAGAACGAAAGTCCTCTACTTTAGGTTTCTTAAAACCCGGTGGAGGACGAAACATTGATTTCGGTAATCTGGGAAGTCTTGCCATAATCAGTATTCATTATCTTGGTAATATTCATAAATATCACGATACCAGCTCTTGGTTTTTCCACGTGGTCCACCCACTTGGTTAAGGGCATCCTGTATCTCGTTACGTTCACGATAAGCCGGTGGCGGAGTGGATTCCTCACGGGCTATCTTCTGAATATCCGGATAGCGTGGAACTTTAGGCCAAGGATGATTCAAGTCCTTATTTGTTTCTGCCATCTTTCATTTTCCATTTAGCCGGAAGCATATCGGTAGCACCTAATGCTCTGGCACGTTTCATAATATGATGTTTTACCAACTCCGGACTTTTAGCCCTGCCATAAGAAGAAATAGCATTAGCCAAATCCCTTTTACTTGCAATAGGATAGGAACCGTCCGGAAGCGCATCCCCTTTTGAAGCCAGTTTATCACGTTGTTTCGTACTGAAATCCTTTGCACCACGAAAAGCGGACACCTTATCCTTACGGGAGTGCCGCCTTACGACAGAAACTTTGTTCCGTCCTTTTCTCTTATGAGTTTTTACCTGTACCATTTTATCCTCCTTTCAAGTCGTCCTTAACGAATATCTGCAAACCAATGCAGCTACCGTAAAGTTCCTCCAAATAAATAATCTTATCAATGACTTGAACATGACCTTCAAAGTGAATCTTGGTTTTATTCCAATTGAGATGGTAGTCACCCAATTTAGGAACAAGCTGTTTAGGCGATAAGTAAACAATTCCGTTCACTTCTTTGGGCAGACCATATTTCTCACGGGTGCGGTTTGGAATCTCCTTTTCATATAGTGCCTGGAACTCATAAAATTTGGAAGTTCTCGGACTGTCACCTACAAAGGCATCCATAGAAAATTCTTCGGTAGGCTCTACTTTCTGAATAGTAACCACCTCAAGCTGTATTTTATAAGGAGTTTTAAGCAACTTCTTATAAAATATATTCTGATACTGAAAGAATTTAGTCCTACTTACTAGCATTTTTAAAACCGACAAACTGAATTTTACATCTTATCCTTTACTTTCTTAAAAATGGGGTCTTCCGGACGTATTCTCTTTCCTCCACTCGTGAATACCTTATCGTGCATGAAATTATAGATATATTTCTTACCTCCCACAGTTACTTTACGGGCGTATCTGTTCATTTCATCTTTGGTAGCCTTAGTATTGTAGTAGGCATTTCTTTTTTTCTCCTGTTCTTCTTTATACGGGAGCATACCCAATTTAATCCTTTCCTCATCCGAAAGGTTTAATTCACCAAACTTTTTTAATTTGGCTTTAAGTTTCATAAGTTCATCTCCGGAAGCAGACTTACTTACGGAATCTTTCTTATTTCTACCATCCTTACCTTTTCGAGTATATGCACGAACGGTAATTGTTTTTCCGTTTTTTAAACGACGCTGATAAGATTTTACGTTATGTTTCATATTAAGGAGTTTTTGATAATATACCTCTTGATAGAGGTGATAAAGTAAAGGGATAGCTGTCAAAGTATTCACGGAAATCAAGTTCTCTCTGCAATTGTATGTAACCCGGAATCACATTGTCTTTGCGTAGGGAATAATCTCTGAAAGTTTCCTCAAGCAATCCTCTCAAATAGAGCATGAGTTTATACCAAAACGAATACCTGTCACCCCATGTATTGTCAGAACCCACACGGTTGAAGTCCTCGTAGAAATACCCTTGGGAAGTATCTTCCGTAACAGTAAACACGGAACCTATCTGAACTGTGGTGGAAGTAGGAGATGAATTGCCGTCGGAACCTGTATAATCAGAGCCATCAGTAAAAGTTTGCCCGATAGCGTTTGCAGCGTTTTCATACAAACGTCTTTTATCAACCAAATAATAGGAAACCCATATAGCCAAGTGTTTCTCACTGGGGCGTTTCAGTTTTCCTATAAGTTCGTCATTTATTTCCTTGTCACAGATGTCAAGTACCTTAGCATAGTACCATCTTATCATTTCCACAATCTCCGAATCAGAAAAGAAGTACCTTCTGAAAGCGGTAAAGTCCTCTGTAAGTTCCTTATTTACTTTGATTAGTGAATTAGCCGGTTCCTGTCCTCTAAAATACGGAGTATATGCTACGATTATTCCTTCTTCGATAAGTTTGTCCATTACATCTTCCATAGTAGGGTATTCATGGAAAATGATTTCTACGATAATTTCCTTCGATGATTCTTCTGTTTCTCCCTCTGCTACTTTATACAAGGTTAGCTTTCCCTTGACTGGTTCTACGTTTGGGTCAGAAATTTCCGGTTCAAAACTAGGGTCAATTTCAATAAAGTTCCCGCTCCCTATCTGTTTGATAGCGAAAGCAGGAATAATGAAGCGGTCAAAGGTAAGCTCCCTAACCGCTTTCATTATTTCATTCAAAGTAACTTTAGACTGGGCCATGATTATTTATTAGCGTCTGTAACCTTTGCGACTGTTAGTTAATATAGCAGCCACATCTTCGGGAACCTTATGTTCCTTGTCTTTTCTCAACTGGTAGTGAGTACCGCCAACCCAAGCATCAATATCTTCAAGGGCATAAAATGCAACACTCTTTGCAGATTTCTTGATTACGGTAACTTCCTGTTCAGTGTCTACTATTGCTGATGTGATTTCTTCTGGATTATTTTTTGCCATGATTGATAAAATATTTAACTGTTACTAAATGGGCAAAGCCCCTCTGTTATACAGAGAGAGCTTTGACAATATTCTTTTCTTCAATGATTCCGGTTCCCCAAATACCATACCATCCGAGAGTATGCTTACGTCCCATATCGACAACGCCATCGTCACGTAGTTCAACATCGAGAGCCACACCCCATGCGTATGCGTTTTCTCCGAAGAATACAGCTTCATATCCTTCTTGGATAGAACCGCCGCTACCGTATTTAGTCTTGATTTGTTCGGCATTTAAATGGGGCATCTGAGTTGTTTCAATAAAGATAACACCCTCATACATACCAACCTCACCAATGTATAACTGTCTACGCCCCATGTAGGTATTGGCATTAATCCAATCGGGGTCGTCACGCAATTGTCTTAGCTGGTGCGGAGATGCGATACAAACATAATAGTCACCATTGATTCTTGGAGAATCATTTGAAGCCAAAATTTCTACGGCATCTTTTACAGTCTTTGTAGTAAAGGCACTAGTAGTGGTCATTTCTGATAATGCTTTGGCTGTACCTCCATAAACCACGTTTGAAGTCTTTAATACGGTATCACGGAATTGAGTATCCAATACTTTAGCCATGTTATTTGCCAACAGCTTGGAAGCGTCACCCAGTACGTCAAGCATAGAAGTACGCAATAGGTATTCTGTAACCTGTACCGCATTACCTTGCTCTTTAACGGGAACAACAATTTCCGATGTACTCATTCCTTCCGGTGTCAGAACATCATTTTCCTCAAGTTCTCCACCACCTTCAAGATTATCATATTTAACGAATACAATGGCTTTTCCTCTTACCGCTTGTAAGTCACGTTTGATTTTGGCGAATTGCAAGAAACGCAAACGAGGCTGTGCCTTGTACAAAACCTCACGAGAATAGAAATCACGGACTGCCTGTGGAATAGCCACATAACCGCCTTCACTCACTCCAGCCGATGTAGTATCACCAAAGAACAGGAATCCTAATGTTGCCAATAACATTGGCACTAATACAAATAGAATTGACATAATCTTTACTTGTTAATTTAAACTGTTTATTATAACTGAGTAGGACCTACACCTCCATAAGTGGCACGAAGTTCTGCCTCAAGCTGTTCTCTGCGAGCAGCAAATTCAGACATTGGCATATTCTTTACGCTTGTAGGACCTGAAACTTCTGGCGCTTCTCTGCGTGGAACTGTCGGTGCAGGAGCAGCAGCCGGTACAGGGCTTGGAGTTGGTGATGCAGCCTGTGCACGGGCTTCATTCTCTTTCCGCATCTGTTCTGCAATAAGTGGGTCAACAACAGGTCTCTCACTGTGCAATACTGCTGCGGAACTAGGACTTGGATATTTGCTGCGTAACTGGATGGATTTCTCTAAGGAAGCATCCAATTCCTGCTTGGAATTACCCTCTACAAGTTCTGGAATACACTCATTGATATGCGCCTGAATAATTGAGTTCCGATATGCTTCCAATTCTTGCTTTCTCTGTTCCTCTGAGTTTTGAATAACAGGGCTGATTACCTCAGATACAGTATTTTTCAAGGAGGTTTCCAAATCTTCACGTGTAACGAATGTACCACGCAACGCTTCTACGATTTCCTTGACATTGACTCCAGCACCACTACCTTGTGAATCCGGAACCACTTGTACCTTACGTAAATCTTCCAGTTGATTCTTTAAAGACTCAAACTGGGAGTACAACTTGTTTTTCTCAACTTTAGATACAGCCTGCATGAACTTCTGCAATTCGGGGGTATCTCTCACTACATAAGTAATACCATTAATTGTAACACTTTCTGGGATGCTTACGTTTCTTCTTTCTTCTTCGTTCATTTTTTCTACGATTAAAAAGTAACAATTAGATTTCTACTACTTAATAAGGTTGTCTTTCAGAACATTATTACCGTTGCCCTTTACTGTGGCTTGGGTCATTTGTTCTCTACTAACCAACGGTGCGCTAGGCGTACCCGGATTGACGAATTTTTCGCCAACCTGCATACCCTTATTTTGCCCGATGTCATGTAATGCTTCGGGGTTTTTAGGGTCTAATGTTTGCAATCCTGCCATAACATTTGATTTTTAAAATGAAACAATTTGTTATTTTATTACTGATAGCGTTCAAAAGTAGGAATTATTTCTAAATTGACAAAATAAAACCTGCTTAAATTAATTCCTAGAACTCTTCACTGCCTTGTTCTTCACCAAATTCATCCGGAGTTTCATCAACGTTTTCCTCATTACCCGTACTGGGGGCTTCTTCACCACCTAAGGAACTTAGTGCAGCTATGCGTGCCTGTAAAACTGCCTCCGCCACAGTATCATCATCAATCTCATTAAGCAAATCCGGTATGTTTTGTTTTCCCATACGTTCCATGATTTCCCTACGTGAACCAAGTTTCATCTGTAACTCCATCTGTGCACGTTGCAGCTCATCCATCTTATCTTTGGGGAAACCGAAAGCAAACACAGGTTCAACCTGCATTTCGGAAAGGAAATCCGGACTTAATTTCTTTATCCGTTTAATCCGTTTGTTATCCGGGTCCTCTATCTCAAGAATACGGAAAATAATATTGTTCATCTGTGAAATACCCTCACCATAAGTCATTGCCTTTATGTTAGCCTGTTGTATAAGCGGATGATAAGTAATCTGCAATGCCGCGGCAGAAGTATTGCTTATAGCCTGAATTTTACCAAGTGCATTTTCCGGAACATCTGACAATTCGTGCATTGCGGTTTTCAAGTCTTTTGCAAAATTAACGGCAGCGGACAAATCAACATCCAATCCTAAATTAAATACGTTGGCTTCGGCAGGAAGTCCTGACCATATCTGACCTAAGCCTTTTTTCAATGACTTGGCGGAAGCACCTGTAATTACCGTGGTCGGAGTAACATGGTAGTCAATCACGGCTTTCAATTGTTGCATCACCTCATTATAAATCTTGTTTATCTTGAGAATATCATTGGCATCAGACTTTCCATAGTATCCGGAAGAATTGGGCTTGTTCTTTATATGCACTACTGGAATGAACCCGTATTTGTTTTGAACCTCGGTATGTTTGTATTTGGCTACGTTACTTTCCTCAAGGTTAACATCCACTTGATACCAAGTTTCAACAGTTTCCGCACTCATTTTAATAACATATAGTTTATAAGGCTGGTCGGGTCCGGATTGTAAAGGCTGACGTACCAAGAAAGATTTCACCTTATTATAATCGCCGTTATCAAATTCCACAAAACATTGTCGGCTGTCAAGAACGGAAACCTTGCAATATCTGTCCTGAACTTCCGGCATCCATTCACACATAAGCCAACAGTCGCCTGTGATACCACCCATTTGCAGCATCTCATAGGATAGCTGTAATTTGTGTGACTTGCCCCAATGATACATCATAAGTTCCTCGGCAATCTTTTCCAGTTCACGGTCAATCTGGTCGGAGTAGAAACTCTTCACATGGAAAGTGAAAGCCTCATTACCCAGCAAGAACATATTGACCTTATCAATAAACGCCTTTATATAATTAAAGGAAAGCATCCCGTCATTGAAGTCCTTATAATGCATCCCGTCATAGAACTTCCAGTACAGGTAATATTTGGTGATTCTGTCAAGTTCCCATTTATTGTCCTGCACTATGTTTTGCAATACAAAACTACGTAAAACGTTAGTTGCCTCACTAAGTGGACGACTGTCCACATTCCAATATTTTGAACCCGGATAACCGCTGTAGCTACCACCAGTAGGGTCCATACCTCCTACATTTATTCCCATTAGTATGAATGTCTTTTTATTGCGTTAATTGTTTCAGTTATTCCGCTGTACAGGGGGTTATCGGAAACTTCCATTTCCTCCTTAACCTCCACTTCCTCATTTGCAGCAAGACACATAAGTGCCGCACTGTCCACCATATCGTCAAAATACCCCTCCGTTTTTTCGCACACCATAAAGGAGCCGTTGAAATACTTCTGACAGTTTTTCATCTGTTCCTCGAATTTGGAATACTCGGAAGTTCCTCTCACTACCTTATTAGCCGGAACTATAAGTCTGCGTGTCTTAATATCAGAGATGAAATTATACCACATGTCTGATTTGCTCTGTGCGGTGAAAGTATATGGAGTTATATCCACGTATTCGCCACAAGCATACATAAGCCGGTCAACAACGGGTTTTCCCACACCAGTATAATCCGCGTATATTTTGGCGATATTAAATTCGGCTATATAGTCAAGAAGTATATGATGCTGTTCCTCATAATCAGCACCACCAAGACACGCCCAGCATAATACCTGCTTATACGGATTCTTAAACGGTTCATCCAAGTCTTTCCACGACTTACCTATGGTAAGCACTGTTTCAGCAGGAGATTTACCGATATCCAAACCAGCCACAACAAAATCGGTAACATTGGGAACCTGAAATCCCAACTTGCGGTTTATGATTCCATTAAATTCCTTATCCGTAAGAAGCATACCGCTTTCAATATCCCAAATAAGGGCGTAGGCAAGTTTGAACGCTTGTGATTCCTCACCCCAACGTTCACGCTTGCGATAGATGTCAGCCTCGTAGTTCAAATGGAATCTCTTTCCGTCCTTTTCATACTGTTCCCGTCTGCTGGCGATAATCTTCTTATAGTCATATTCGTAATGATGCCGTACCCGTGGGTCAAGGCACTTCCTGTCCAGTTCACGGTTATGCTTTATTTCATAGTAGAAATGGTTCTTGGTCATACCTGTTGTACCTACCTTTATAAGAGTACCCGCGGTTGAGGAAAGCATAGGTTCGATAGACTTGCTGACAATAAGGTCGTCAACATCCTGCGCTTCTTCGACAATAACCAAATCATACGTCTTTGATTCAATCTTGGATTGCTTACTGGCAACCTGTCCGGCAAGAAAAGAACCGTTTGACAATTCAAGGCGTGCCACACTTTCTAGCCATACGTCAATATCCGGGTCTGTAAGAACCATATCCGCATTTGCAGACCTCAGTCGGGTCATTGAACGTGAATAGGTAGTGACAACCTGGTCCGACTGGGGAGCGAAAAGCCCTACACGGAATCCGGTTTTGAACTGTTCCAAGTCGGGAATGATTGAAGCCAATGCCGGAAGAATAACACATAGCGTATCAATGACAAAAGCCATAACCTCGGATTTACCCGACTGACGGGAAAGAAGCACTGTCTTTACGTCACCCGAAAAAGTTATCACGGAGTATATGATTCCGTATGCTATATCTTCCTGATAGGAGTACAGGGAAATACCAGTAAGAACTTTGCCGAACTCCATAATCTTGGCGGTTACATCGTGGGCATCAAACTCCACGGTTTTACCTACCAGTTCCTCGGTATGTATTTCGGAAACGCTCTTACCAGTAGCCTCGAACACGTATCCCTGTTCCTTTAGTTCTTTTTTCTTCTTACTACGTACAGGCATATTATTCCTCTCTTATATCATAAGACATATTACCTTTCATATTCCGCCATGTTTGGAGAAAAACGTTACACTCTTTAGAATAGGGTATGAAGCTGTCACTCTCCACCCAACAATTGGGAGTTTCATAAAGACGTATCTTTTCAATCTGAATACCATGTTCCGAGGGAGTGAAGAACTTCCGGAATACGGTAAACAGTTCTCCGGCTATGTTTTCGGCAGACGGGTTTATGTCCGTTTTGATACCAAGCCCCATTTCATACACTTTCCAATTATTGGAACGGCACAATTTAAGAAGTTCCGTATCCATAGGATTAAGAATACAGGCATGGTCTAAAAACTCGTCAATGAAATCACCGCATACACGCTTCAATTCCTTGAAATCTATGGCATAGCCTATTTCCTTTACGTCCATATAGGAAAAAGTGGCTTCCACTTTAAAACGGTGTCCGTGAAGATTGAAACATTTCACCTTCTCGTTCATAACCCGATGTGCACTGTCAAACTCAAATACTCTAGTTACTGTTGCCATAATGATTCGATTTTTAATTCTACTTTATAATTCTTCTGTAACGATATACATCTCTGATTACTGCGGAAAAATATTCTCCCTTGCTTTCAGACTTTACAAATCTAGTCCATATAGGAAGAGGAACATTGTAATATTGGTATTCCCATCTCGGACGGTTTACAAATATCATTGTAAGTGTCCGCGACTTCCTATCATAGTCTGCTGTCATTATATTAGAAGATACAATCTGCATTTCATTCCGATTGGGTACAAAAATAGGTGAACACCGTTTTACCGATGCTCACCTACAAAGATAATAGAAATTATTTAATAATGCCAACACTGGGATTTTTCTCTTCTAGTAATGGCCTTTATGAAAAGCAACAGTACGTCTATAATCTTTTTTAGACGCAACCATAAGTTCATCATACGCCTGCTTTAAAGGGATGTCCTCAAAAGTTGCATAGCTTTTAGCAAGTTTAGCAGGAATATCAGCTTTAGACCGCATAACTTTTCCTGTGGAAAGAGGTCCAACATCTTTTAATTTCGGAGTTTTAGACTTTGTTGTGGTTTTCTTATTAGGCTCCAATCCTGTTATGCCACCTCCTACTGGTTTTTTCAAAGGTTTCTTAGGAGCAGCCTTAGAGGTACTGTCCGAACCGATACTTTTAAACAGTGAGATATGCCCACGGGAAGAGTAGCTGTCATTGGCTTTCTTGTTAAGCTCCTTATACTTTTCAGCACCTACCTGTTCCTTTAGCTTTTTGGCAGCGGCTCTCCCCTCTTTAGATTTAGGGTCGTGATACCATGCCTTAAATTCAGTGGATGATAGTCCGGAAGATTTGGGAGCCGACTTTGTTTGTTTCTTGGCAGGAACTTTCTTGGTTTCTTTAGGTTCAAGTCCGGTTATTCCTCCACCGACAGGTTTCTTCAATTTCTTTTTCGGAGCAGGTTTCGTAGTCTTGGTAGTATCCGAAGAAGCTCCGGAACGGCTCTTTTTCAGTTCGTCCAGATATTGCTGGAGTTCAAGTTTAGGGTCTGGCATCTTGGTAAGCTTAGCCTGTAATTCATCACCAGCCCCTTTCTTGCGTGCAGCCTTTTTGGCTACTTCCGCAGCAGCGTCATACTTAGCCGTGTGAGATTTTACAGTAGTAATCTTACCCGACTTAGTTTTACGCTGATAAGTTCTAATTGTTTTTTCTTTTTTCATACATTACAAAATTTTTGTTGCAACTTCTACGCCTACAAATATAGGAATAAAAAATAATACTCACTATATTAAAGTAGTGAGTATTACGAAATTTAGGGGGAAATAAATACAGTGTTTTTAAGCGATTACAGACCGTTTTTAGGGTTTACTAATATAGTAGTACGTTTTACGTATTACTTGCACTTTACGGGTCAAAGAACCAATACCAAAATGAGTGCAAAGTTTGGCGATTATAGTATAATTTACCGAACCCGTACCATACAGGTATGGACGAATTTTCATACCACCAAGACTTTTCCCGAAATCGGTTTCCAGAAATGCAGGTACACTTCCATACTCCTTGTTAATCTTATTGCGCAACGCAAGTTTCACATCTTCCAGTTGAACTTCTTCGAGTTCCTCAGTTACTTTTTTCTTTGGCATAATCTATATGAATTATTGTTTCTGAATATAAGTTACCTTCCCATGATACACAACCAATCTTCTTCCCAAGACGGATTAGCATCTCGACTATTTGCAGGTATGGTGTCCACAACTCACCATCCTTTCGGTGATTGCAAAACATGAACGGAACGTTCCCGTCCTTGTCGGTTTCTATCTGGGAAACCATCTCCCGTATGGCAGGAGCATTTTTCTCCAGCATCTCTTTATGTACACCAACCTCATTACCTATGGTACAGATGGCAGTTTCATGCCATATACGTTCTACATTATAACTTCTCAGTTCAATCATAATATAATTGATAAAACGGCAAGCATCCAAAAGATGAACCTCCAAAAAGGTTTCTTACGGGTAGCAGCCAAGATTACTAATATAACAGTAAGCGCTATCATTGTTTTTTCTTTAATTGACTTACCTTGAAATTGACGAACAGTTTCTTTGCTTCTTCAACTGTAAGTTCCTTACCCTTGACAGGACGGTTTCCCGTAACGTAATTATTCAGTGCCATAGTATTACTTCTTTAGTTCTTGTTTCCAATATTCAAACCAAAATGCCTCACGTAAATTAGCGGTCTTATAGCCTTTGCTCTTTACAGGGGATGGAAATTCCACAGACCATACACGGGTAACGGAATCACGTCCTTCTCCGCATCTGAAAATCACAGGAACATTTTTCTTATCCCTACGTGAATAGATGTAGTACACATCATCCTTAAATTGGTTCACCTCATGGTAAGCACCTTTAAGGCACATACGGACAGAATCCATAGGAGCCTGAATGAGTTTTCCCATGTCCTCGGCAGCCCATTTAGTTTGGGCAAACATACTGCCCGTTAATATTAGCAGGGCAGCAACAGCAAAAATCTTTTTCATAACCTAGCTTTATTAAATTGATTGTTATTAATCTGTCAGAATACAACATATACACGGAGCGAAACAAGTCCAATCTTATACATCCCGATTCCGTGAACAAAGAACTTAAAGATTTTCTGACTACTTCCTCAAGTTCGTCCAAATCAAATTGAAAGAAGAGTTCCCAGTATGCGTTGGTTCCTATGCCATATCTCTGCATGAAATCAAACTTGGGCAGAACCGCCATATCCACTAGGAACTCTTTGAACAGGGGATTACCCGACAGGCTTACTGTGGGAATCCCCTCATTGTTTAATCTTCGAGTTTTATCCATTTATCACTTTTCAATAATACCTCACGTCCGAAGAATATACCTTCCTCATCAATAGCGGTAATCTCTTTCTTAGACCATTTGTCAAGCAGGATAAGAATCTTGTCACCCACTTCAACACCTTCCCAAAGAATATCTTGGGGAGCATACAAATCCACAGCCGAGAACAGACAGTTTATGATATTCACGTTCTCCACGGTATTCGCAATGAGTTTCTTGTTGAACTCGATTTTCTTATCCACGTCAATGGGATTCTTCAACAACTGGGTAGCGGTTATATCACCTTTGACAAACCGCATAAGCTGATACATTGCTTCCGGACAATAGTGTAACAGGTAGTCAACCAAGAAAGGAACAGCCGGAATGGCTTTACCGTCAACGATTATCTTGTCACCGTCAATTCGCTCAACATTATGGAACTCCGGAAGCAGAGTGCCCACGAATTTATATGTAGGTTCCTTGCTGGGAGTTTCAAACGTTTCCTCACGTGTAAGTTCCTCCAGTTTGTTAAGGAATGACTTGTATCTTATCTTGCGATTTGAAAGGTCGGTCAAAAGAGCCTTCACGTTTTTCTGCCAGCGTCTAAAGGGAATCATATCCGCAAACAGCATAGGGTCGAAATCAGCCAGCTTACCGTTACGTATCCATGTGATTTTGCTCAGAACTTTCTTACGTAAAAGGTCAAAGTCCGGTTCTTCTTCCTCTTCAACCACGATTTCCTTTTCAGCTTTCTTCTTGGATTTCTTGGCTTCCTTACCACGCTCAACGGCAGCAGCAAGTTCCTCAGATGTATGTTCAACTCTTGAAGTTTCAAAAAAATCTCCCAATTCAGCCGGAGTAGGGATGCCCTCGAACGGTGTGTCTACAACCTTATATTTTTTGGTTGTGTCCTCAATCATAAACCCGTTTTCCTTGGTACATGAAATACGGTATCCACGGAAATGGAGTTTCCCTTTCTTGATTGTCACATCCTCACCGAAATAACGGTCTTTCAGATAACGCTGGTAAGTGGTAAGGCTCATTTCGTCCGTATCGACAATATCAGCCAACTGGGAGAAATCACCTATGACCTTATGGCAGGTTTTCTTTATCGTGTCAATCTCATACAGTTTACCGTTAACGGATGGAGCCACTTCAATGGATTCCGACTTTTTGGTTTTCTTGGGTTTCGCTTCCGATACAGGAGCAGACGGTTTAGGTTCTTCCGCCGGTTTCACCTTGACAATACCAAGAACACCTTTGACGTAATCAAGAAGTTCGGGATTCTCTGCCTTGAGAAGCTGGAACACTTCAATCTTTCCACCCATTTTTTCAACGATGCCTTCAACCTGTTTTCTTTCAAGTTCCACATTGGGAGTTTTACCGAATCTTGTTCTGAATCCTTTTACTGTACTGATGAATTTTTTTGTTTCCATAATTTTGTGAGATTAAATGTTTGATACTTTTTTAATTGTTGCCGGAGCGTTATTCTTATACAGGTACGCCCACTTTGTAACCTGTTCCATTGTTCTTGGTACGATACTGTCGTACTTCTGTTTGCCATTGCCGAAATCATGTCTGAAAACGGCTCCATCGGTGTTGTCACATAGGAACTCCAATATCCTTACAGCCTTGTTCCATACGGAACGTTTATAAAACTGGGGCTTGCAGAATCCTATGAAAATCAAATCTACGGTTTCTTGTATTCCCATTTGGTAAATTGTAAGCAGGGAATCAAAGTTCCCTACTATAAAGTTTAATGAATGACTGCCAGTTGATATGCCGTGTATCGCAAAAGGTAACGGCTCCACAATTTTTTCGCTTCAATAAATCATTGAGCATCTTACGTTCCTCAGATGTTATTCCGTCAGTTTCAAACCCGTCAACATAATAGGCTTGTTCAAAAGCGGCTTTAGATACACCGAGTTTTTTGCTCCACCTGTTTATGAAAGCGGTTTCGTTCTTTGCGCTGGTGTTCATTTCACTTTCCTTACACATGGTATTCCTGTCAACCATGCTGATGCTAATTCTAACTTTCTTCATAGACCGTTCGTTTTATTTCGATATACAAAAGTAGTTATTTTTTTCGGAATAACAAAACAATAAGATATTTTTTTCAAGGTAACTATATTAATATTTGTTAATTGATAGTGCAGCGTTAAACAGGTGTACAAACTGGTATATAGTAATAATGAGTTCGGAAAATTGGTTTATATCGGTTAGTTCATGAAACGTACTTAAATCAATCGGCTCGTTACCAACGTAACGGTACATTTTGGGAGGCTCGTTTTCGGTTACTGTAAACTTATACATATAGCTTTCCACTTTATCGGATATAAGCACAAACCAAAAATTGTCCTTGTCGGAGCGCAAGAAATATCTTTCCATGTCATTTTTGTTTTTCCGGAAATGCAACATCATACATATAATCCCAAAGGTACGGGTCGACATAGCTGGTCTTGCATACCGATGCCGTATTGTTAAGTTTCTCGGAAACATCGGTACACACCTGTTTCACTAAAGCATTGAAAGCCGATTTGGTTTTAACCTCCATCAGTTCATCCTTATGCCGGCTGAATGATTTCCACGCCTCGATGTTGGCTCTCATGGTACGCAAATCCTTAGGAGTGAAATTTGCTCCTATATGACGCTTGACAAACTTGGTAAACTCATAGGCGGTTATCTCGAACAGCGTTTCCGGAGGCTGTGCGGTAAGTTTGATTTTCTCCACATGGGTCGCAAGGTCGCCGGTTACAACAAAGCTGTTCTTTACGGAACGTTTCCCCAAGAAGTTCAGATAGACCTTACCACCTCTTAGTGTAACGTGTTCCGGAAGCAAGGTGGTAAGACCATAGGTCTGAACGAACTCCGGTTCACGTGTCTTGTCATAGGGGCTTACGGTTGTCATATATCCTTCCGCCGAAGATTCGTTCCCTATGCGGATGCCCGTATGGAGCATCAGCCGGCACGCACACGCCAGCCGGGCGTTCAGTGTTACAAGTTCTCCCCTTTTTGCTATACGCCCCATCATGGAATCAAGTCCGGTAAACAGTTTAGCCAGTTTCACCATCCTGTTGAACTTTCCCGAATAGCTTCCTTTCGGGGAGCGGAAAAACGTTATCATTTCACCGTCCACTTCAAACGTATATGTATCTATCCCCATACCACATAGTTTATAAAGTCGCTCAATGCAGTCATAAATTGCAGGAACATTCCCAGCAGCATAGCACCTATAACGAACAATACTGCATACCAAAATCTCATCCACCATTTTCTGATAGGGGAAATAAGAACCTTGTTCCCGAATCTTCCGCTTATAAAGTCACAAATTGTATTCATAATAATTATCCGATTAAGTTTAAAATCATTTTCATTCCTTTCTCACCATAGTGTTCCGTAACAATGTCACGCATGGACTTTCCCTCTTCCTCGTAGTTACCGTACTTTTCATGCAGCCAGTCGTCAAAGGCGAATATGTCTATTATCACCAGTCTGAACACAACGCTCATAAGTTTGTCGTGAACCTTGGAAAACTTGATACCGAATATACCCTCGAACTCATCAGCCACCTTCTGAATCTGGTAAAGCGGATATGGAGTGGGGGCTTCGCCCACCGCTCCGAACAATACTGCATACAATGAAGCATCCATAGTCAATAAACGTTTTCGTCCAACAAGTCCTTTCCTATGAGTTCGTTCACCTGTGGGGCTGTCATTGTGTAGAACCTGCCCCTGCGTGACAAACCTTTTTCACTGTAAACCTTCTGACCGTGGTAACGGTCCTGCGCCTGACTGAACAATATCTGATACACGCCTGTGTACGCCACGATGTACAGTTTCTGGGAATACATCATCTCCACCTCTTCACGTAGCAGCTCCACACCACCTATCGTGCAATGAATCTCCTTTTTCATTTTCTTGTCTTTTTATTGGTTTTTATTCTTTTCTGTTTCAACACCATTTCCGATGTCTGCCATTTACGGGCGGCTTCCACCACGGCTTTAACATCACGTCCGTATTCGATGTCCTCGTCTTCCGTACCATAGAAGAAATCCTTGTTGTCAACATCATACCCTATGTAACGGTAAGTGGGAAATTCCGAATCGGAAACGTACCTGTATATGCGGAAGCACTGCCATCTTCCATACCACTCGAACTTCACCTTCTGACGTTTCAACTCATCTTCCAGCTTTCTGACGCACATCATGAAATGTTCCTCGGTGCGTGACAGCTTGAAACCGCTTTCGGACTTGTCTTTCAGATATTCCATGTCATACGGTTCAAGAACATCCGGTTCCTCGTCCTCGATTTCATCGGGAACCACATTCCCCTTATTGTCGTACATTCTCTCGTCACGGACAATCTTTACCGAATGGTCGGGCGTACATGCCCACTGGTAGATTTTCAAAAGTGTTTCCTCATTCAGTGTCCGGAGTGTGTAAACGGAAATGGTAGGGCTTGTCTTATGGATTTCAAATATCAAGTCGCCCACTGTCAATGCTTTTGTTCTCATAGTCGTAATCAATTGGTTCATTTAAAATAATTCTTAGCGACAAACATCTTCAACTTTAACGTGTAATATTTTCCAAGTACCTATTGCCAAATCAAGTGTTCCATTGGGATTGATTTTCTCGATAACGAATTTTTTTACTGGGTAAAAGTTATAAGTTACCATACGTCCTAATTTTGCATTAAACTTCTTTTTCATCTTTCTTGTCTTTTAGTGGTGAATACTACGTTTATTATTTCGATACACAAAAGTAGTTATTTTTTTCGGAATAACAAAACAATAAGATATTTTTTTCAAGATAACTATATTAATATTTGTTAAGTACGTACGGTTACGTTGGTAGGTACAGTTTACAGGTTAACAAGCAAATCATAATCCTCACGTGACAATATCCGGATATGCCCGGTAGCGAAAGTTTCAAACAGTTTGACTCTTGCAAGATTAAAACAATCGTATTTCATTACCCACTTCATAAGCGGAACCATCTCGCCCGTACTATCCTTATACATGACTTTGGTATTTTGCCAATCTTCCGGACCCATCGTTTCCAGTAATGTTATGACAAACATCTTTTCGTTTACAGCCTCGCACTCGTTTTCCGTATGCAGTCCGGTAACACGGTTGTAAATCGTATATCTGAAATTCATAGGTTTCTTATGATATTAAATGATTCGTCTGAAAGCAGATGCAGCTCTCCCTTAACGAACATGGTAAACAATCGGTCCTTTAACTGATCCCTCAAAGGAGTTGAAGCTACATAGCCTTTGAAAGATATGCCGTTTATCTCTAATGTTTCCAGACATTCAATGGGAACATTGTCAATGACAAGGGCAAACGCCTCTGTTATTGACGGCGCAAGGACTTCATTACACGTTCCGAATGCCGTAATATCATCCGGATATTCATAAGGGTTGTAATAGCTAAAAGTAAACTTTTTCATAAGCAGTATGTTTCTAATTTAAATTCATTCCGTTTTCCAGTGACAGGAATGTCCGGACAATAATATTAAGTATCATATTATATATTCCTTATAGTTATATAGCTATTAATATTAATTGCCACGAAGTTCCCTGCACCTTTATCGTATTGTCAATATTTAGTTCTTTTCATCAAAGTAAATATACGAAATATTTCACACCCGTCAAAACTCCGAACACTCACCCGTTCGCACACGAAGTATTTATTTTCAAATATGCAAATGCCACACAAAACCCGCAATTTTCACACAAGCCACACCACTCACACCGTTCCACACACAATCCATACATCATCCACACGCCACACAGTTACTTTTATTTTTATCAAAGTAAAAAATACAGGTTCCAAAATCTACTGTCTAACCTATGTCAACCACCCGGTCCGTTTCCCGTACCCGATTTCATTTAAGGGTGGGGGCTGTCTATTCGAGCTACCATAGGTGAAATGCCACACATCCCTCTGGTTATTTCCATCCAAATATCTGCCACACACATTGCTTTCAAAGTAACAACCCTGTCTGTGTTCTATCCGTGATAAAAGTAACTGTTCTTTTCTGAAAAATAACCGCCGGAAAAATTAATCTATCTAATTAGAAAAACAAAAACGCCGGAAAGTTATTCCAGTCTATATAATATATAGTAGCTAATTAAAAATTATCTGCGGAATTATCTGACTGGTTAATTACCTAATTCAATTGGCTAATTAGAATCTAAAATAACCAAATAAAAACGCCCGTAATTAAATTAAGCTGGTTACCTATATCAAAGTAAGCCTCGTTTTTCCCTATGCTGGAGTAATAAAAACGCCTATATGGACAATATTCCTGTATAAAATAAGTAGTTTCCTAGGAAATTCCGGTATAACATGGATAATCTTATTATCTATATACGTAAAATAACACGCCAATTAGCCAAATTACAGCGATTTTCTACCCTGCTGCCGCTAATTACACAGCAAAAAGCTGTCTTTTACCTTTCCCGCTTAGATATAGCTGTGGTTGAATAATGTCTAAGGTACTTATAAGTAGTATATCTATTGTTATTATTAGTATTATATAGATATATTAATAGTAAAAACATTAACCCGCGAAGGGGTTTCCGGAGATTCCGCGCATTTTCTCCCATGTAGTTACATATAAAACCGCAGTTTTACCCACTTATTTGCTTGGTTAGATAATCTACCCTACTATAATTACTCCTTATTACCGCTACTTAATTACCTGACAGCCAAAATAAAAACCCGTTTATGCGGAAATTTTTATTTTCACGCACAAAACGGGCTAATCAATTCGAGTCTTTTAAATACAAATTTGTGGTTGAGTAAGGTTTTTACTCAAAGTAAAATGAAAGGAGCCACTTTCACAAGCAACTCCTTTCTGTGTATAAACTAAATAAACTAATCTTCCCAACGCTTTGGGAAAGGCAAATGTAAATAAAGCTAATTATAAACACCGACTAAAAGACTATATTTTATCTTGAGTCCATGCGGTAAGGAACCAGCTTTTCAATTCATTCCACTTACTTAGCTGTGTCATTAAATCCGCAGTGACATAATCGTTCTGTTCATTTGCGTCCGAATAAATTTCGTTCTGCAAGTTTGTAAGTTGTATAAGACTTATCAAAGTAGCCTCAATCATAGCACGTGGTTCAGTAGCATCTTGTGAGCCTTCAACTTCTGAAAGTGAAGCGGCTTCGGGCAGCGTAAGATGGATGGGATAGCCTAACTGCCTGATTCGTTCCGCAACACTATCAGAATTTGATACGGCTTCATTATACAACTCCTCTAACAATTTATGCAATTCATTAAAACTTGGTCCGACAATATTCCAGTGGAATACATGGGTCTGTTGGTAGAACACTGTCCATGATGCAAGAAGTGCCCTCATACGTTCTACGGTATCTCTATTAATATTAGCCATAATATTTACTGTTTAAATATGGAGCAAATATACAATATTAATTCAAATAAACAAACCTAAGGAGCCTTATTATTGACAGATTTCCCACAGATTTTCAGTATTCTAGCCTTACGGGCATATTCATCGCACCATCTGTTAACAGCATACCTCGGATGTTTTATATCCATGTGCCCCCGTATGTTCTTAGCATAATAAGAGAGAAAATTCCTATCAAGAATACTCTGCATTTCAATACGCAATCTTTCAATTGCTTCATTTTTATACGTATGTTTTTTCCTGTTTACTATATCCCTGCAACATTTGTTATCCACATTGATAACAAGAATCTCAACGGGGATTTTGTTTTTCATCACCCAGTGTATCCCGTTCATTACAGACCATATCTCGGCAATATTGGAATCCCACGTGGGGTTCTTGAACGGCGCCCATATTTTTACAGTGACTAAATCACAATTAATCCAGAGCGCATAACCGGCTTCTCCAGTAGCAGGATTAACAGAAGCGTCCGAATTGATTGTGCAATAACCTTTCATTGTGACGCTCGTATATAAGATGCTACTCTGTTTATTTCTCCAACGGATGGCTGATACTTCACTCCTTTTTCAGCCTGTATGTGCAGTATAGCCTTATACACATAAGGAATGTTTTCCTTGTCATACTGTACTGAATCTTCTTTCATAACAGTCCAGTCAGTTACGTAATTTGTGGTCAAAGCAGTTTCCATCATACGATAAAGTATTTTACAGTAAAATGAGTTTTGGGATAATCTTTTTCAAGGTTCTCGGAACCGAATACGGACACATGGAATCCTTCAAGCGTTTTTTCTATTTTCGCCCCTATAAGTATTTTGTCCGGTTCGGTGCAGTTTACAACTCCGATGTAACGGTCCTCGGTACAACTTACAATACCCAACCGTCCTCTCAGTTCGGATTCCGGTATGTTGTTTTTCTCACAATACTCAAACAGATACGTTTCAATTACTGAACGCTGGTCAGCCAATGCCTTTTGCACCAACTTTGAAGAAGCGTCCGATGGTTTTTCAATCAATCCTTTTGTCATTATAATCTAATTTACGCATTATTATTCTTTCTACATTGTCATTTCTACGGTGTAACTCCGTAAGGCATACAATAAGTATATCAACCAGTTCTTCCTGAACTTCGGAATACTCCGAAATATGTTCGGAAGAAACATCCTCATTAGCTTTAAGGAGTTCACAAAATTCATCTTTAAGACTATTTGTACACTCTGCATACCGTTTCATAGGAGCAGACACCTCGGTAATTTTCCCACGTTCAAGCGCACGTTTGTAAGCGTGCTCGGCAATTTCGTTTATATTCATCTTTCAAATAATATCCATAAATAATACATATTGAGATTCCCCCTGTCAAGTATCTTGGTTACTCTTAGGGGAGATACAGCCTGAAATTCAAATTCAGCCTTGAAAACTCTTAGGACTAAATTATTATGTAGATAGTCCGTATAGTATTCATTTTCCTTTTGCTTTTTCAACTTCACGTACTTACATAAGAATATGACAATAAGCAAATCTGTCAGCAGCAAAAGGGCTATTATTCCTATGAGTAACTCAGTAATCATAATGTAGGGGCGCTTTTATATATTTCCAATTCTTCCTTAGTCGGAAACCTGCACTTATCCACAGGGAAACTAGGAATTTCAACAATCTCCAGAGGGTCGGTTTCATCCGGCATCGCTATTGCACTCCCATAGTAGACGAACATCATCTTTGCTCCGGATTTACTTACATCAACAGGGTCAGCCAGTTCAAACATATATTTGCTTGAACCCAATTGAGCCACTATGTATGTTCCTTGGTTTACTATGAAACTTTTAGTGACATCATAAAAAGCACCCACTCCGAAAACGGTGGGATTTATAGTTGTTATGTGTTCTTTATCTTCACTCATACTAATGGTAAACGTCTATATTGTTTATACTCATCTGCTGTAAGCAGCCGACATTCGGAAAGCAAGAACTTTCTGTAACCATACTGTGTAACATCAAATTTCGGGCAAAACAATGTTCCCGGCTCAATATACACAGGAGTTGAACTTGGAGAGTTTCTTACGTGCACAGGTTTGGAAACCTCAAAAAAGAAATATGTGTCATTTCTATATGCGTTTACGGCTACTCCGGCAGGAAGCACTGTTTCACCAGCAGGAAGCCACATAGCGCTTCCTCTCAAACCCCTTTCCAACGGGCGTATAAAATCAGCTATTGAATGTGCCATATTTGTATTAATTGGTTTACTTGAATATACAAAATTATTTTGATTTTACAAAACGCTTGCAACCTTTAAGAAGCATTACATGGTATTCCGGCAAACCAGCCTTAACCAAATCAAGAATGACTATGTTTATGCCCTCAACCAGTGCATTATAGGAGTTTCCTGTAAACTTGTGCCTGTTTACTCCCCATAACAGTCTACCCGGAATTTCACTACGGACGGACAAATACCAGTCGGAACCCTCTTGCACACCTTTGATAATTACAGAGTGTGTTCCCAGTGTACCCTCGTCACTGTATTCAAAACAAAAATCCCCAGCCGGATTGCTGGGGAGTAACAACGTCAGAAGTTCTACTTCAATCATTAACCTAAACCTAATAATTATCCAATCGCTATCATTTGGTAAAATTCCTGTTTCAGTTCGCCTTCAAAGAAATCTCCCCCCAAACGACAGGTAACAGTATCAGAATTTATATCCTCAATTCCTCTCAGTTTCACACAAGTGTGTTCCGCTTTTATGAGAACGGCTACATTGTCCGTATCAAGTATATAACTCAAAGCATAATAAATTTGTTCGCAAAGTCTTTCCTGAACTTGCGGTCTACGACAGAAAAATTCCACAATACGGTTGATTTTGGAAAGCCCGATAACAGTATTGTTAGGAATATAGGCAATAAAAGCCTCACCCATCATAGGAATGAAATGATGCTCGCAAGTCGAGTGAACCTTGATGTGTCGTTCAAGAAGCATACTACTGTAATGCATCTTATTCTGTATAGTGGTTATCTTAGGGAAATTATGGTAATCAAGCCCCCAAAATATTTCATCCACATACATACGGGCAATTCTTTTCGGAGTATCCGAAAGCGAATCATCATCCATATCCAAACCCAATGAGGTCATTATATTATGAACGGATTCCTCAATTACTTTTTTCTTGGAATCGGTATCAAGGGAAGCACTTATTTCCAAAGGGGTTTCAACACCACTATTCATAAGTTCCTTATGGACTTTAATCCCAAGTTCATAGTCAGTCTTATTTTTATCCAACATATTAAAGAGCGTCTAAGTCGTTCAACAAGTTTGCATATTTATCTGGGGAAAACTCATTGTAATGTTTCTCCATGATTTTTTTCACATCTCTCAAGGAAACTTCCTTGTCGGTAATAACCCTACTAACAGAGAATAAATCCGGGCTGTCAAGACAGAAATCCCGTGCATATCCTACGGCAACGGTTCTTGTGGTGTCATAAAAGAAAATGATTCTCTTTCGTTCAACTCCGACAGTTCCCTGTCGTACCACATATTCCTTACCATCCTGTGTTATGAACATAGGTTCTTTGTTACGTATATCCATTACACAGTTTTTACGTTAGTAATCTCGGCAGTACCTTCTACTTTAATAAAGTCACCTTGTAATGCCCCAAAATACTCAACCATGCCGGCAGGTATCGCAACTCCTGCACCCATAGCCTCGGAATCAGATTTTTCCAAACTCCAAAGACGCACATCAGTTTCGGCATATACTCTTAATATAGAATCAGTAGCCTGAACTACTGAATCTGAAACACTGGTGGCGATGTCAATGCTCATACATTGCATTACTCGCCCTCTGTTATCAACTCCTGCACCCATAGCATAATAATTTTTATTTTCACAAATATATAAAGATTATACGTATTCACCTAGTTCAGAGGCCAATATTTTTCGTGCAGAGAATATCCGGCTCTTTACCGTACCCATAGGAATAGATAACTGGTCGGATATTTCTTGGTAGGAAAACCCATTCATGTACATGGTAATCGGTTCATTCAGAAAAGGCGGAAGTTTTCTTACCGTTTCGAGAATTTCCTCTTGTACAAGATGGTCGCCACTATTGTCTATACGGGTAGATATAGGAGTGAGGTTTTCAAAATGATACCGACTGTTCCATCTAACATCATTAATGAAAATATTTCTCATTACAGTAGCAGACCAAGCCCCGAAAAATGTACCGTCCTCATACTTATCATAGTTTTCCAGTACCTTTAAACAGGTGTCCTGAAATAATTCCTCGGCTACATCCGGGTCTTTACATAGAAATTTTGCGTATGTGTGTAAACGGGTAAACTGGCTGACAAGTTGTTTACCCACTTCATCCCTCGTCATATTCATACGGATTATTATAGTCCACTACTGCATTTCCCTCCACATACTTCACGTAATAGTACGTATCATTGACTTTTATAAGGGGAATATACTGCCCGTTTGCAAAAGTTCCGGAACGTCTGGGAACATCACCTACACAACCCACAACATAGTGGTCTGAGTTATAAAGAACCCAAGACGCAATTTCTTCTACATTCATTGTATCAATAGCATTATAAGATTAATAGATAATTCATTCTCAATAACTAAATGACTGCCACCCCATACATCTTGCAATGTATCGTCATAACCTATGAGCCGGTAGAAACCGTATCTCTCACCGACTTTTCTACATAGCAAATGATAATGAGGCTTGGACTTTGGAGCATCGGAACCCAATTCGACAGCATCAGAAAAAGACGGTTCCGTATGACTGTCACCCTGTACCTCTATAATACGGTACGGACCTGTAACCACTCCGCAATCATGGTGTACAGTAACAATCATTCCCTCTCTAAGCATACGGAGTAAGTTTACAGATTAAAACATAGGCATCCTCGGTATTCTTCATCGGAATGGTTTTCTGAATACTGAACGAGCATCCCAAAGGAATTTTTTCTATATTGTAGAATATCACTTCACAAGAAGCAAAATCCTTAAAGGACAGACCATCTTCATAAGTATATTCACAGCTAGCGGCTTTAGTAAGAAACATAACAGCCTGTTCGGGAGATATGAAACGGTCGGTTTTCATTTGAATCTCTCCGCATAGTTTCTCCTTTGCAAACTGTTTTTCGATAACTTTTATTTCATCAAATATTCTTCTGCGTACTACTATGGGAAATTCCTCAATAGCCCCAGTAAAATTTAAACTTAGCTGTGTAACAGTCATAATTCCTAAACTTATCATGGCATTTTGTTTTAGTTACAATTGAATATACAAAAAATAAGGTATCTTACAAAACGCCATAAAATAGGGTGACTACTTCACAGTAACCACCCTAACACCCGTTTAGAATAAATTTTTAGAATTTACTTTCTACATGGAAATATTTTCTAATCCAGTAGGGACGGTCTTTGTCCTTCAAGTCAGTCAAAGCAAGGTCATAGCAAGCGATAAGGTATTTATCCTTATCATCGCCAATCCATTTCAATATAACACTGTTCTGGTCGGAAGCAGCCTTGTTCATTGCAACATACAATGCCCATTTGTTGTAGTAAGGTTCACATTCAACCCTACCGTCATGTTGCTCAACCTTTTCAAACAGTTCATCGGGGTCACGCCATTTGGGTCCTTTACTACCATCCTGATTCTGAAATGCGGCAACGATTTCCTCGGCTTCATTTTCAGTAAGGAAGTTATAGTATTTAAGAGTACCCTCATAGCACTCAAGAACTTCTTTAGCCATTCTCGGATTTACATCGGCAAGAACGGTGAAAGCCTTTTTAAATGCCAACAGGGATATTTTAATATCCTCGGCATCATTTGCTGTGGTAGCCTCATTAAAGACGGAACAGAATTTGTCCATCAATTCATCTTTAGTCATAATCGTCCTAGTTTTTATTTTCCGCAATTAGGGCAGTTTATCACTTTCGGAGGAACTTGTTGTATCGTCCTCGGCTTGATATATTTTCCCATAACTTTTGGTGTAATAGTAGTTAAAAACATTAAGAAGAAGCTCAACCCATAATGCCAGATACGCCAGAATGAATGAGTAAAAGAGGCTGGGAATAACCCCCTGCCCGGTAATGAACAGGGAGTATCCCAGTGTCGTCCAAAAGGTAAGGCACTTGGAACAATTCAAAACCACGTTCTTTTTACTATGAAAGGTTATGATTTCTGCAAGCCCCAAATGGTTAAACAGGACGGCTATTAGCATTATGTAGATTAAGTCAAGCATTCTTATTTCTTAGAATTAGCCACGGCTACGGAAGAGGTTTCCTCTGTTGATGCGGTTGTGGCAAATGCAATAGTTACAGGTGTAAGCAAGTTATACCCGTGTACATTTCCGTTACATTTCACATTAGCGGCTGATTCCAAAGTTTCCCCAACTGTCAATGTGGGTGCTGTGGTTATCACTCCTGCGAAGATAACATCAAAACTCTCGGTAAACATTTTCGTAAGAGGACGGCAGCAGCATCTTGGGTTACTACCTCTAGGCATATAGGTAATACTACCTTTAGCCAGAATGGTAAGATACGTCATTCCGTTAAGAACTTGTTGGCTGGCTACGGAATATTTTACCTCAGCCTGTGGTTGAACCGTTGCGTTCAGACAATAGCATTGGCAAAGGTTCTCGGTTATACTCACCGCATATTGCTGGGAGTTAGCCGAAATTGCAATAGGTGTTACGTTAATCATAATCCTTATTCAATTAGGTTTATTTTTTATTTGGGGCTTCTTCCGCCTTGGGTTTTTCCTCGGCAGGTACGTCACCGCCCAAATTCGGTGACTGTATAGGGGCGCTACCCGGTGTTAGGATAGGGGTCAAAACCTGAATCAACCCTGAAATAATAGTCTGCATATTCATAAGTAGCTCCTGATTTTTCAGACCTAACTGTACTGCGCAATACGCTCTATTACCTATATCACAGGTAGCGCAATTTTTATCACAACCTTCTTTAGCCATAACTTTAACTGTTTAAGAAATTAATAATTCCTGCCTTTACAAACATATTGGACTTCCATCGTCCTAATGCGGTGGTAAGTTTGCTTGCAGTAACTGCACGCCCTTCTTTGCGATTTTCCTCAATAAATGCGTGTACCGCTTTTCTACATTCTTCTACTTCCTGTTCTGTTTCAGCGTAGATAAACAATTTCATTTCAAATGCCTGCATAATATTCTAAATTTTATTCAGTAGGTAACGGAGGAATATCCACGGGAGGTGTGGTCGGAGTATTGATAATCGGCTCACCTTTCCTTATGGATTGTATAAAGTTGAATGTTCTTGTAACATCATCCTGATGTTCGTTGAACCATCCGAGAATAGTTCCGGCAGTTTCCTTTATCTGTTGGAAAGTAGTAGGTACTACTGGGTCGGTATCTGGCAACTGCATATCTTTAGCAAAGAAATCATACATTTCCGTAGCCTTTTTCAAATCACCGTTTGCAATAGCCAGACAGGACATCTTCAATGACATCTTACTACTTGTTCTCAGTCCTTTAAGCATTTCCAACTTCACTTTATTGTTACTCCAAATCATGTTTAAACGGGTTAAAGGGAGTTCCCCTATTTAGAGAACTCCCGAATTTTTTACTGATTGCATCCGCATCCAGTGTTGCAGCAACAAGGCATAGCCGGTTGATACAAAGCTACGGGTTGAGGATTAACCTGTCCGTTTCTTCCGGAACCACCGTTCAGTAACAAAGCCAAAGCCTCTGCCTGAGCCAAAGCACTTGCATTAGCACCTGCTCCTGCGCCTGCTCCACTTTGTGCATTAGTGATGATACGGATAATATCCAGATTGTTAGGAGTCTGGTTATTCTGGTGGTTAACTCTCTCAGCACGTTCTGCCAAAGCAGTAGTAGCCAGAATATCAATAGCACGTTGGTTGCCCTTGCTCTGTGAGTTGGCATAAACACCACCGAAAATCCATGCGCCTACGGCTGCAAGGAGTGCGGTACTACCAATTGCCAGACCTGCGATACCAACACCTGATGGTCGTCTAGCTGATTTCTCAGCCATCATAAAATGTTCGTAAGAACTCATGTCAGTTCCTTTACCCATGTTAGCGATGGTCATTAATTCTTCCGCTGTCATAATAGTAAGTTTTTAATGATAATTTTTAGAAATCTTCCTCTCATTAGGAATTGGTTCAAAGTTCGCTAAACATTCTCTCTTGGGAAAGGAATAAGTTACTAGCCCTTTACTTTTTCTTTACTGTCGAACACTTTAGCGTAAACTCTCTCATAGTTCAGATTCACAAAATAACGCTTACGCCTGTATTTAAAGTTATTACGTATAATACATACACCCGGACGTGTAAGTCCTGTAAGCTCCGCGATTTTATTATCTGAGAAACTACGGTTGCCCAGTATGTAGACTAGAATGTGTCGGGCATCCACACATTCCTCACAATTAGAGGTTAGAATCTTATCCTTGGAGATTCCTGTAACTTCTTCAACGACGCTCATTATGCGGTCGTACATTTCAATCATGGTATTCATTTTATATTCCAGTTAAACCTTTCTCTTAACTAATTTGTTACCTTTGTAATAACACCCCAAAAGTAATGTATATGAAAAACCCAGTCAATGACGTAAATACATCATATTTCAGTGAAGCTGAATTAAGAGTAGTGAAATTATTAGCCAGTGGCTCGTCTGAGAAGGAGATTGCTGACAGGCTATGTATCTCACGTCACACTGTTGACAACCATCTGAGGAATATTAGGGAGAGATTCGGCTTGCATAAGAATACGGAGATTATACTTCTGTACATTGCACAATTGAACCACAAACCATTCTCATTAGCCAATATAAAACAATATGGTCTTGAAGTAATCCTTGTGCTGGTGAATATCTGTACTTATACCGATTTGAAAAGTCTGTAAGTAATAAGAGTGAGTAGAAAGAAAATTATTCCTATGCCGGACAGAAGCGTTACGGCATAGAAGTACACAACCTCGCTTATAGGTACGTATTTGTAGATGAACGAACAGGCACAGATTCCTAGCAGGCATCCCAAGTTCAGTTTGTACCAAATACACATACGTTTTGCCGTAGCCATAACATAAAGAACCATTATCACAGAAAATCCTGCATTGATTGAACAATTATACACGAAGCTGTCTGTCAGCGAACCATTCAAGAATTTGTATCCGTGAATGTAGGCTGTTATAGTACAGATAAACGGTGCATACAACCGAACTAATCTACGCAGGACATCCATAGGCTTAAAAATGACTTTATTGCTTTGACCGATGCAAATATAATAGATTTATCCGAATAGGCACAAAAAAAGAGGAACTTTCTCAAGCTCCTCTTTCAAAAACCAATTAAATTACAATCATTTATTGCACAAACAAACAAGTTTTAACCGCCAGCTCCACCGATTTCAGCCCAATCAGCCACAGCCTTTTTGGTATCCACACGGATATAGAGTTTCTTACCAGTCAAGTCAGTGTACTGTGAACCTACTTTAAATACATGAGTGTCCGTAACCAATCTATCGTCAACATCAGCCGGAGCACCCTTACCAATCGCAACAGCATACAAATGTGTCTTATCTGCCGGATTGAGGATTGTTAAGTTTTCAATTTTAGCCATTTTGTTAAACTTTTAAATATTACACATTTTTGAAACGTCAACTACGAAATTCTGTTCCGTTTCAAAGATACAAATAATATTCTTAATTACAAGTCTTTTGGAATATATACTTTATTAATTTGATTCTTGAACGTATCATACATACATCCCATTTTATGCGCCTGCATATTCAGTATAACTGAACTTGACAGGTTATCCTTGGATAGATTTTCCATAAGTTCGGCATAAGTAAGTTTGGAACCCCACATAAGTCCGGCAGATATATTGCCACTAAAGTCTGGGTGTGCGAATATCCATTCTTTCATTTGTTCATAGTCGGAAGTATCATCTATGACAAATTTAAGAAAATCGTATTCGTCCATAAGTTCCCAGTTTTCCGGACGCATTTTTGTAGTTTCTCCTGTACTGCCTAGCTTATAGTCAACTACAAAAGATATACGATTTACATAGGTTTCCCCCATGCTGCTGTGGTATTTTCTGAAAGGAACGTAATTAGTTAAGGAAACAGACCCGTTAGTTTCTACCACAATAAGGAAGTTGGCTTGAATGAGGTCTGTAATCAACTTAGGAATATCTGGGCGCTTCAACAATGGTTCACCACCTGTAAGGCAAATGACAATATGCCCTATGTCAGAACACTTGGATAATATTTCGCCCGGTTCCATTTCGGTTCCACTACTCATTTCCAATGCCTCCGGAGTATCACAAAGAACTCCTTTGGTTGGTTTGTAACATCTCAAGTTACATCCTGATAAACGGATAAAAGTACAGGGCATACCGATTCCGAAGCGGTTTACCTCACCCATATAGCCGGGATAAATGCAGTTTATTTTCATAATGGTTATATTTAAAATGATAGGATAAATAATTTTTCCGAGCGGTTAAGATAAGGGGAAAACATTTCTCTCTTACTTTTGTAGATGCCACAAAAATATCCTATGGCATTTACAATCGTATCACGTAATTTAGGTTTTTCACTACGCAAAAGGTCTATAAGTCTTTCGGCACGTTCCTCGGTAGGAGTATCCAAGTAGTCGTTTATACGCTCGTAGTATCTTCCCAGCGTAATATTCCCCCTTACCATAGGGTAGTAAGTCTGGTGTCGGTAGTAGTTAGCCATTTCCCCCAAGAGAGAAATACATATAACACCTCCGGCAAGTTCAGCCAGACGTGTGTTTTCTACAATCTTGTTTTTAGTTCCGGTCAAGGATTTCAAAGGCTTTTCACAACCTTTGGGAACTCTAAATTCAATAGAACTCCCCACTAAGTAGTGGAAGAGTTCTTGGGTACGTTTGTTCTCCATAACTGTCTAGGTTTCTTATGATATTTCGTAGAATGTAGTCTGCGTTTCGGTTTTCTCATTGTCGTTTTCTTTTACGTGAAACTTTTTCGGTTTCCTTTTCCTCCACTATTTCCTCCACATCAACTATATCCTCACGTGAGGACGGTTTTGCCGGAATGGATATGGTGGACGGTTGTTCTATTTCCTTGGGAGCACCTCCGAATATTTTGGATAAGATACCACCGCCGGCAGAAGTGGCAGCACCCCCAGCAGCACCTTTAGCCTCGATATTTACCGATATTCGTTCTCTTCCCAGTTCGGCTTTGGCAGCCATCAAATCATTAAGGCGGTCAATCTCTCCGGAAAGTCCGGCATCAGCGACACCACCGTCAACCTTTTCAATAACAGAACCTCTTCTTACTCTTTCATACTGGATGTCAATAAGGAAGTCCATCATATCGGCAGGTGTGGCAGGTTTCTTGTCACCCCAGTCTATACCACAGGCAAAATCCTTTCTGTACATAGGACACTTGTCATAGATGTAGCAGGAATTGCAGTTCATTCCTACGCCTATAATCTCATTTACAGATACCTTGTCACGGGTATTGACAATAAACTTGTCAAAGTCCTCACACCATATATCCATAGGGAGAGTTTTTATCCGCTTAAGATAATACTCCCGACAGTCAAGAAGATTATCCTCGGTTTTTCTACAAGTCATGCAGTCGGGATAACCACCTTTTTCAAAGAAAGGACACAAATGTCTTTTCAACAAATCAGCATCCTCCGTACCACGAACAGCCTCGATTCTTTTTTCAATTGTATCAGTTGCCATACTATCTTCTTGTTTTATCGTAATACAAAACAGGTTTATTCTTTAGCTTGCAGTGAGCGATTTTAAGAAATTCCCTGCGGAATCCCAACCACCCTAGCAGGTTCATGTTATTTATAGGAATACGCTTTTCACCACGTATATCTTCCATACTCAGCCCGGCATCCTCATATTTGATACGGTTAGCCTTTCTTCTGTACTTATGTTTGTAGTCAATGGTGCTGAAATTTTTCCCGTCATAGTTATAAGTAGTACCAAAACGAGTACCTCCCAACCATGTTACAGAATCCACGGAAAAGAAAGGGAATCTTTGCAACAGGTTCATTTCGGTCCAAGCAAACCCATGTACTTTTGTTCCATAGGCATTTGTAATGCGATATATCTCGGCAGCATTATCTTTCATAGTCTGGTTACATCCTACATAACTATGCTGTTGGCAATATTCTTTAAGTCGTAGCAGACCGGTCTTATCACCCTGTGCATCCTGATGCACCACATATACTACATTTATATCCTTTTCGAGCGGTTTGAAATATTTTTCATTCCATCGGTCAACAACTTCCCTACCTACAATCATGTCCAAGTCAAGGTTTGCAGCGACAAATATAAACTTTTTATTTTCATGCAACCAAGCCACGTATTCCTCCAAATAAGGAAGCCAGTATTCTTCGGTAGTCATTTTATGCTCCACTTTTTTACCCATAAAGGAGAAAGCTCCGGAGTCCGTCATAAATATACCACCTTCCTTATGTTGTTTCTCCAATTGCGGTGGGTAAAATTTGAGTGACTTTCTCAAGTAGAAGTAAGAAACCAACGTGTCCTTTATACCGAAATCCCGTAATGTGGTATAGTCACCTACGGATGATGCGGAAAAGAACAGAGTGGCTTTTCTTTTACTCAACTCATTACCTTCTTCAAGAACTCTGCGCTCCATTTTTCCCTACGTAATGAAGTTATTACTTTCTGGCATTTGTCACATACTCCGCAATTGCGTTTTTCGTTTTCCCCATCGGGGCAAAAAGTAAGATGTGAGTAATCTAGCGTACTTAATTTCTTAGCCAGTTTTACAAACGGCACATTCATTGCCGGAGCAAGAAGTTTAATCTTATAAGACTTGGCAAACAAATATTTTGCCTCTTCATAGAAAAGATAACCACCGTCAAACCATGAACTTCCCAAATCCACAGCACCGTATGCCACTTTCTTTATTCCCATAGCAGTAGCATAATTACCTGCCATAGAAAGAAACAAAAGATTCCGGCAGGGAATATCCACATTATGCACGTTACCATCCTTATCACGAATAGGCTCAAACTGTAAGGGGTAAGTTACTTTGCGGAAACTCTTGACGGAATCTTTATAGATTTCAATATAATAACCTATTGCAGACAGTTCTTTTTCAATATTGTCCTGCCCATAGTCAACATAGAACAAATGAATATCATACGATTTGGAGAGTTTATCCAGATTATACAGGCTTTCAAAACCTCCAGTAAACAGCAAAACTACTTTTTCTCTTTTCATAATCTTATTAAAATAGAAAAAAGCCCACTATGTAAATAGCAGGCTTTTTGTGAATACTTTTGGAGGGCTTAACGTCTACGTCCACCACGAGTAGCAGTTCTACGTCCACCGCCACCACGAGTAGCAGTTCTACGTCCACCGCCACCGCCTCTACGAGCAGTACCGGCAGCGCCACCACCGCCTCCACCTCTAGTTGTTCCCATAATAGTGAAAATTTAAAAGTCCAGCAGTATTCATTTATAAAGCGATTAGCTGTAAAAACCGCTTGTGCAAATGTACTAAAAACTTTTATTCTTCCAAATAAAACCTGCGAAATTATATACTTAAAAAGAATATTTTAAGTCCAATAGCAGTAGTATTCAAGGACGCATCCTGAAAAAACGGCTGGACACCTATCAATATTCCCTTTTTAGCAAAAAATTTATTGCTTATAATTGCACCCTTAATAGCTTGGTTAAGCGCACCCGCACCAATAACTCTTATTATAATATCATTATCGGGATTGCTTTGGTAGGTAGAATAAATACTACCAGCCAATTTCTTGGCATCAGTAGATGAACTGCATCTTAGGGTAGTGACTTTTTCTTGTACTTCATTAATTGCTTCCATAATTACTACGATTTTACCCAGCGTGACTTTGAATAGTGCAAATATAACAATTATTCGTCTACTTCCACAGATTCAAGTTGTATTTTTGAAATCTTATGTAAATCTTCCGGACGTATAACAAGCAGGTATCCTTTACCACCTTTTTGGCGCAAAGCGATAATGGGAATTTTTTTCTCCACTTTAGCCTTGTTCCTAGTATCCTCGAACAAAGTCCATATAGCGGATTTTCCCCTAACCTTACATTCAATGTACAGTTTGGGATGAAGCGTGTCGCTGTTAGTATTATGACCGCTATTACTTCCGGACAATGGAACTCTCTTTGTACCGAAATGTTTGGCAACTTCTCTTTCAAATGACTTCCAACAGCTCTTTGACGTTGGTTTCTTAACCACTACATTATTCTTACGGATAACTTCCTTCTTAGGTCGTAATCTCCTACCGATACTTCTTTTAGGCATTACATTAAAACGGTTAATATTTCCACTGGAATATCTACTCTTACAAAATGTGGATTATTGCAGGCGTTCCAGTTTTCATTAGAATTTAGGTAAGGCTGATAAAGATTACACATCCCGTTTTTGTAGAACTGGGTAATCTGATATACCTTGCCTGAATATACACTTTTTATATAGCTTCCCAAAGGGAAACAACTAGGATTATGGGGCATAAGTCTACATATTTTCGACACCTCTTCGTGTCAGTTCCCTACTAAGCATTGCCAGCACATTACTGAATGATTCGAGTTTTCCCGCAAGTAGGTCACGGAATATTTCCGCTTCCAGAAGTTTCTTATTCAACTTCTCCACTTCGGGAGTTACTTTAGCGGAAGTTTTTCTTTCGGTTACAGTACCACCACCTGCGGACAGCATCGCCTTATCACACGCTAAGTCATATTCAGACTTACATTGGGCATAAACAGCACAAGCTTCCATGTGTCTATCCTCGGTAAATTCACGCCATGCGGAATATTTGGCAATCATGTTACCCAGTTCGGTAGAACTTGTTTCCGCTATGGTTACTGGCATTGTGGGTAAACCTCCTTTTGGAGCCTCTACCTCGGCAAATACTTTACGGAATCTTTCTAACGGAGAAGATTCCTCTTTAGGTTTTCTTACTGGCATAATTTGTGAGATTTAATGTTTAAAACAATAAGTTGTATAAGGACAGCTCAAAGCAGCCTTGCAATGGGCGTCCGGACAAATTCTTGCAGGAGGAGTTTTAGTTTCCACACAGTCAATAATAGTGTTCATCTTTTCATCGGCTTTTTCCAACTCCGTTTCATTTACGGGCATGAGGAAATCCTTTATTTCGGAAGTATCCTTGTTTATGTACAGGTACAGAACTTTAGTAGCACCTAGTTCTCTAGCGTACAGGGATGCCTGAAACTCATGTTTGGCAAATGGACGGAATATCGCTTTTCTGTAAAAGAAAGAGTTCATGGTCTTTATTTCCAAAACCACTTTCTCCCCGAATACCGATTTCTTGAATACACCATCAGCCTTACCATTTATGTAACGGTCTTTATTCACTACTGGAACTTCCGCCTGTTCGAGAAGTCCTATTTTATAAAGTATAGCCTGCATATATACATGATACCATGTACCCACATCGAATGTTCTTTGAAGTTCCCCCGTGATGGTGGAAACCCTAACGTCACTGGGAGGAAGCCTACATAAGTCATAGTACATGAGCCTTGGGCATCCGTCCAATAATTGTGACGGGTGAAATACACCTTCTGCACGTTTATCCGGAGCCATTACAGTCATATAGAAATCCATGAACTCCATAAAGAAAATATCACGGTTAAAATCTTCTGTTATACCAAGAAGTTTCTTAATCTTTCTGCGGATTCCCAAAACGGAAAATATACTGGCAGAAGTAACCCCGTTTACACAGGCAGAATTTATCTTATCAGAAATTGATAAAGGTTTCTCATCGGAAGAACCTTTTATAGTTTTACGGAGTAACCTCCCTATACCACCTCTAGTCATTTTTATTTAAGTTAAAAGGAAAGGAGCAGCCATTTCTGAACTGCTCCTAACACGGAATGGAAAATTACAAATATCAGAGAGTCTGGTGATTCCAAAGTGGCTCGAACACTTGACCCACGCCTTAGAAGGGCGTTGCTCTATCCAACTGAGCTATGGAACCAAGTGGAACAGCATCGGCAATCTCACAAATCCAACGCTGTTCCTAGAACATCATTTAACCTCCGATTTGATGTTTCAAAGATAACAAATATTTTTTAGTTTCCAAAATGCTGTTTATAAAACATGAACTTTTGCTGCACTTAGAGTAGCTTTCTTGATTACTTTCCCTAAGCTGAAAGCGAGATTACTCATGTCCTCAAGCACAACCCAATGTTTGAACATTGTCTTTGGGTCATAACACATATTAATACAGACCTGAATTACAGTAAAGTCCATTTTCTCTACTTTATCCACACATTCCTTTGTATGTTCTATCGCCTTACTGCCCCTGTAACGGGAAGCACTCGGTTCACCGTCTGATAGAACAAACAGCAAAACATGATTCTGTGTCTGTTTGCGAATACGCTGGGCGGTTTCAAGTATGGCAATACCATCCCTGTTTTCACATCTTGCCTCAACAGAACCCAGGGAATACCTTGGCTTGAAAGTTTTTTCACGGTAAATCATTAGTTCGGTAGCACCGTCAAAACGACTGTCACCCGAATGACCGTAAATGAACAGTTCCACTTTTGGAGAATCCCCCAAAGCCTCATTGATAAGTATGGCAGTATCACGGGCAGCTTCTATTCTACCACCGCACATGGAACCACTCTCGTCAATAAGCACGCCCACACTTACACCGTCAGTTCTTACTTCACCTTGACGGATATATACAGTAGGGACACCCTGTACGGCTTCTGCAAGTTTGGAAGTATCCAACATACCGCTTCTCATGGAACGGTGTATGTACTGGTATTCCTTACAATGGCAACGTATAACTTTGGATATTGCCGGAGCATAACGTTTAACTCTGGCAAGTGATTCCTTGTACCGTTCCTCATTAGTAGGAGGAAATTTGAAAAAGGCATCCTTGGTTCCTCCCATATCTACTGTGCCCTCACACACATCTCCAAGCAAACCTCTGTCCTTTTTCACGGCATCAGCAATTTTGGAGTCATCCATACGGTCCGGCATTGAACGGTCAAGTTTGTCAAGTATATCCGAACTGTCGGATGCCATTCGTTTCTCAACCTCCACACCCGATAGTCCTCCTCCGGAAGCGGAATCCTCTTTCATTTCCTCTTCAAGTTTGTCCTTATAGAACTCTTTAAGAATATCAAAAACCTTATAGGCAGCGAGAACCGTTTCCTTAGTAGTTACTGGATAAGGTAAAAGCACTTTCTTTATTTCAACGAGATATGGAGCATATTTGACTATCTCGGCTTCATCTATGTATTTAGGGTATCGGACAATCTCCAGTATAAGATTGAGAAGAACCTCAAAATCATTAAGTTCCGATTTTTCTTTTTTGGGAGCGACATAATCCAAATAGTAACTGTCAAACCAGTAGTATTTGCTTCGTTCCAAGAATCGTGCGAAACCCGGTTTCAAATCACCGCAAAGTTTCTCAATACGTTCATCTTCCAGTATATTGAACAATCGGGATATGATTCTGTTACCGATAGATGCTAGGCGTTCCTTGTTTGTGTACAACAAGTGGCATCCCTCATGTACAGTGGTCCCCAAAAATACGTCCAACCGTTCACCAACAGTAAGAGCCTTGTCAGTAAGCATTATGGTGGAAACCTGTACTTTCTGAAAGTCAGTGAAACTGTCCTCCCCGTTATGAATTACAACTTTTACCTTATACGGAATATCCATAGAAGTTATCATATCACGTGCCAGAGGATACGCACGCTTTATCAGTTCCGCTTCATCGGCACATTCCAGATAATAGGAAGAATAGGCACTACCCTCTTCCAAGGTACTTTCCCAATCAAGTTTTCCTTCTTTTCGTATATGTGTGAACGCCTTACCGTCACGTTCCAACCAGTCCTCCAAAAGTTCGTCCACGATTTCATCGGTGACAACCATATCTTTATCCACAGCCATAGTCAATATGTTATTTTAAATAGTTCCTTTTTATAATACCCGGTTTTAAGCAACTCGGATTTCTTGGCATTAAGTATAGGAAACGCCCTATCTTTCAAGATGCGTTTCCCGTTATACCACAAGCTGCCGTAGGTCTTTTTCTTAGGTTTGTCTACGGGAAATTGATTACTTGTTGCCATAGGCAAGAAATTTTTATCTACTACTAATCACCCTGCATACGATACCACGTTCTCCATCGGAGCGAGTACCTTCAAAAAGAGGAAGGAGAACCAGTTCCATAGCACGCACCAAATCCCATCCGTCAGCAACCAAGTCACCCACCATAAGAGTTTCACGGGTGGAAATGGAACTGCTTATCTCCTGTTTGTTATACATATTACGCAAACTGTTTGCAACCTTTGTAATAATTGTAGCGTCCGAAAAGGAAATTCCACAGCGTTTTACCAAAACCTTGTTTTCCTGTTCCGGTGGCATATATGATAATTCGATAGGGAAGAAACGTCCTACAAGTGCACGGTCCATACTCATTGTACCCGTATATTCCACACCAACATTGGCAGTTGCTACAAAACAACATTCCGGATGCACTTCTATTTCACGTAAGTCCTCACCGCCGGCAATTTCCACAGGAAGTTTTCTACGGCTGTCAAGACAGGGAAACAGAATGTTATTAGTAGTAACGGGTGCACGAGATAACTCGTCCAAAAGCACTACACCCGGTTTGGATATATCCCTTGTAAATTTGGCATAGTCAAATACTGATACACCTCCCTTTTGCAATCGGTGTACACCTAAAAGTCCGGCTACTGGGTCATACATGGAACCCATATCATATACAGAACAGGATATGCCGAGTTTCTTACAGGCAAGTAACACAAGTTCGGTCTTACCACCACCCGTAGCACCGATAAGCATCGTGTTCACCTGATTCTGAATATTACGCATAAGCAGATACCATACATCTGAATCTACATAGAAACCCTCTGAACCGATAGAGGGGATTTTAAATTCCGGATTTGTTTTCATCTTCCCCAATAAAGTTTTGGAGGAAGTCTTGGTTTCCTTTTTTTCATCTGAACTGCCAGAATCATAAGAAGAGGTGGAAGTCCCTATAAATATTTCATAGGCTCTAACCATTTCTTCGGTAGGCTTATGTTTCGGGTCCCGATAATCAGCATCAAGAATACCGATAGGAAAGATGTTTCCTGCCTGATAATATTTACTGGCAGGCTTTAGCATATCAGTCACAAAGGTTGTACCCGTGGGGTACGCATCCCTTAAAGACCTGTCGGCACTTACATTTACCGTGCTGTCGATTGTAGTACCATCTTCAAAAGTCTGACCGTTAAGTGCCTTACAACGTTGTCTACCCTCTTCTACGAGAGTTCTCAAAAAGTAATATTTTTCCATTTTGTGAGATTAAAAAAGTTTATGTGATTTTTCTAAGTTATAAATTATACTCTCTGCGGTGCTCAAATCCAGATTTTTTCGGAGTGTTCTTTTCCGGAATCCTGTACCATCAGTCATTTGTGAATATTCCACCACTTTAAACAACCCGTGTTGTTGTTTCTTATATTCAAAGCGGAATATACGGTATAAGTTTATTTTCGGCATAGTTAAATATACAAATTTTTATGGAAATAACAAAACCCCCTAACTGTTATCCTTATACGCAAGTTCAATCAAAAATTGTAAGTCCTCATAAGTAAGAATAGCAAGGCTGTCACGGGATTTCTCAAAATCCACCACAAAGATAGGAATTTTTTTAGCCGAACATTTCTTTTTCAGTTTAACCCACTCGGATAATTTAAGGCTATATGATTCATGGGCTGTGGTTTTTGCCTCAATTTCACAAAAATCAGTAATCACATCATTTTGCCCGAATGTGGCTCCTGAATTGATAGTCGTATAGCCACGGAGTTTTTTAGCTATACGACTTTCCTGTTTTTTGGAACGCTCCCGTGTAGTAGTGGAACCGTCCATAAGTTTGTTCAGATACCCGAATTTACTCTTTACCATTGTATAGAATATATCCGGTGAATCTTCATTACGCTATCCCTGTAACTGGTGGTAAGAGTTACAGAGTAACCAACACTTTTAAGTATCTCTACCAACTCGGACACATCCGTACAGAATCCTATCGTCAATGAACACTTGCCGCTTTCAGCAGCCATTTTTATTTTGGTAAATACCTCCCTGTAAGGAGTGGTGGCGATTTCCCTCGCCTGTTGTGCAGTAAGATACTGCTGTTTTTGTTTTTCAGTCATATTCCTAAAATAAGTTTTGTACACTAAAATAAGAAATTTTATCAGAACTTTCAAGCCACTTGGAATACTCTTTACGAGCATGAGTTTCCCAATTGGTTTTTCCCATATTAAACTCATGAAGAACTTCTTTGTTCCATGCGTGCATTACAGCTTGTTCCAAAGTATCATGCACACAGTCAGAACGGGTAAGAGGATGTCCATACCCATGGGTACTTGCCATAAATGAAGTAACACAACCCCATTTTCCATTTCTTTGAACCGCCTCAAAACAAAGACCAGTCTTGGGAACCTTCCATTGTAGGAACGTTACTGCTACACCAAAACAATTAAATACTGTTTCTTGGGGAAATAGTATTTCTATTAATGTTGTAAGTACGCAAGCATCTATCATATTTCTGATTTAAATTTCTTGTTTATTTCTTTTTCTGCCGCCTTGGCTCCTTTCTTGAATCCCTCCACAAAGCTGTCAAAACAAATTCTGTTTATTTCTGGAGTACAGCTTCTCAAAAGTGGGCAAATCGAACATCTTTGGCTAAGTCCGGCTGACTTCTTGGCTATTTTCGTTACGTTTTTCATAGGCTTTACACTCTTCACAATGCAGTTTGTAAGCATGGGCAAACATTCCTAGAGTAACAGGTTCAAAGCTAAAATCCGCTTGCTTCCCTTCTATAACAACAGAAACACACAATTGTCCATCGCAAAAGTCAATATACGCTTCACCACCTCCATGTCCTTTAATGGAAAGTGTTTGTGTCTGTACGCTATCCATTATTTACCTCCTTTAATCTTTTAATTAGTGCATCAGCGCAATTAACCGCATATTTAGCGATTGCATCAGAATTACCCCCACGGTCATCTGCTATAACAGCCTTAATAATATCTTTCGCTAATTCGTACCTACGTTGTTCCCAATCAATTACTAAATTCCCAACATTCAAAAAATCAAGTTCGCATTCTCTGTAAACCATGTTATCACATACATATAGATTATCTCCGCTATGTTGAGCGTTGACATTTACTTTGGGAATTACATCTACCAAAACCCCTGTTGCTTTTACTCTTGCTTTCATTGTTCCTCCTTTATTTTAAAATGTTCAATCAATTCGTTTACAGTAGCCTTGTGTATTTTTCTACCTTCATTACATACTTCATCACCACATTTAAACCATAAATCCCCATCGGTAAACCATTGGTACTTGTCCGTATCATCCCTTAATGCAGCGATAGCTAGGAAAAGTTCCTCGTTAGCTCCGCAATCAACAAGGACATCTATTTCTTTAAGAGCATTTATATCATCATCGCGCCATGAATAAACCGAAATAATTCCAAACATACAAGTACATAGATTATGCCAACCTAAATATGGATTACAATAATAGCCAAGTTCTTTTAATCTATTTCTAATATTATCAGTATTTTTGCGTATGAAACACGGTGTTGTAAATCCCATAGTTATTCCTCCTTAATTATTCGCTCATTTATAATAAACTCTCCATGAATATCAATGGGAAGCATATTGGAAACACTCGCATGATAAGTCTTACCGTCCATTGCCTTACATAGTGGATGTATTTCTTTAGGCATAGGGGCAGGACATTTTTTACAATGTCTTATCATTTCAAAATGTCTATTTTCCTTATTGCCACAACATTCACAATGAATTGGATAGTAAAAATAAGTACGTTCCAACTGGGTTTCTTTTCCACATATTTCGCATCTGCCCCATTCTATTGAATTACACATAATTTATTCCTCCTTCTCTGTTTTAATATCTATTACTTTACTCATAGCGTATTATCTTTTCTTTAACTCCAGTAGTGCTACCACAGGAAGGGCATGGGATAAATATTACATTATACCCTTCTCTTTGGTCAAAAAACTCACTGTGTATATCCGATTTCTCAAACTCAAATTCACATCCACATCTGTCACAACGCCGGAAGTAAATCGGATTTTTCTTATTAGCTTCTTTAATAATCTTTATTGCCATAGCTAATCTTCTTTATATTTTGATTCATCAATTACAACACTCCTAATATCTCTTTCACCAAAGCATTTATAAGTCAACGTTCCTCCATAAAACTTTATGGTATCTCCCTTAACAGTAATAACCATTCCACCTTTTAATCTATGTTCCATATCACCTTTACAAGATAACATCGTGGTTGCCATAAGTATAATTAATATAAACCTCATATTCAATCTCCTTTCTCTTTAATCCGTTCAAGTACATCTCTGTTGGCTTCTAGTATATCATCAAAAGACGGGATGGGCATCCAAGCTACCGTATCATAATACACCGTATCATAATACACTAATGCTTTTGCTTCCCATTCTCCATCTATATAATTGTTTACACATATAAAATAATTATTAGAGCGCTTCACCTTACAGAGTGTAAATACCATATCTTCATTTTCCGGCAACCGTTCATTAACGCTTATCCAAGGAGATTGCTTTGACTGCCATTCGGCACCTTGAACGAAATTCATCTCTCCAAACTTTGCCAAATCTTTACCAAACAAAGTTCTGTCAACTGTCCTGTGATTAAACAGGATATTTTCTCTTGCTGCTTCTTCTACTGTCTGTTTCATATCAAAATACTATTTTAAAATCTTTTCCTTTTAACGTAGGAAGCCTGTCAGTGACAAACTTCTCCAGTTCCTCTTCGTCTATCGGGAACAACGGGCAATATTGGTATCTGAACGTATGTACAAACCGCCCGTCAAGCATTACATCAAAAACCAGTGTTTTCATATCTTGTTCACTTTTGTCCATAAACTAAACTCGGTATAGAGATATTTCCATTTATCCCTGTAACGGTATTTGTCATTCGGGTATTGGCAACGGACACAATAATCCGTCTTATATAAAACCTCATATATTACTCCCCTGTATTCAAACAGTTCGTGTTCGTCAAGGGTTCCTACTTCTACCTTTTCCATTACCGTAAACAAAAAATTGTGTAAATAATAACAAATATGAAGTAAGATAATGTTATAATCACCCACTTCCAAAACTTATATTTATCCCTTTTTAAGCCATATATGAATGTGGTCAATACAAGGGTAATAAGTATAAAGTATATTGCAAAGCTGATTCCGTAAAATGTGTTCATATTTTAATACTTGAATATAGGAAAAATTTAGGAGGAAAACAATCTGAAAAATAAAGCCCCACTGGATTTTCCAATGAGGCTTCGAGATTACTTTTTGATTGCGTCACGTAATTTGCGGAGAGGTGAATCTTCCACGTTCTTTTCATCATGGGGTTTTGATGCTTGAAGTTTCTCCATGTTCTGCTTTGTAAGTTTACCAACCATTTGTAGTCCTTGACCACCAAACAGTCCTCCAAAAAGTCCTTTTGCCATAATCGTAAAGTTTTAGTCAGTTTCCGGTTTTTTGTCCTCCACAGGTTTTACTGTATAACGACTTCCTGTACCTTTGACAATTTGAAAACCGTTTCTTTTCAACAACTTGTCAGCCAGTTTACTGGACACCCTCCAAAGGTTCCCCAAAAACAAATTGTTAGGGGATAAGTTGACATATCTCTTGCTGCATTTGAGAATAAGAACGATTTTCTTAAATTCATCTTCGGTCATTTCAATTTTCTTTCCCATAGTCAAATATTAATATCCGACTAACTCGGTACTAAAGTAGTATAATTGCTGATTATCTAACCTATGATTGGTTACTACTTTGTTACTCCGTCAGCCGGATTTGTTAGTTATTCGATTTTCTCAATATGTTCTTTTTTGTACTTTATGATTTCACCTTGGCATATCAAGTGAACGCCCAAAGTAATAAGAAGCACACCTACAACCATTCTCCAGTTATGGAAAGTTATACGGAACGGTGAAAAACTTACCTCAGTGTGGAGAGCCATAAGAAACACAAGCACCGCCACAGGAATAAGCACAGGAGTTACATCAAAACATCTCACGGTACACCTCCTTTTCCAACTTTTTAAGCATCCCGGATTTTGTAAGTTCGTTCACAAAATTATCTATACCCTGTACGTGAAGGTCTTTATAGTCATACCAAGAACCTTTACGTTCTACAAGATTGTATTTCATGGCAAGGTCAACTATCTGTCCGGAGGCATCAGTAGAATATGCCTGTGTACCTCCATAGTCCACATAAGCGTAAAAGAATGTAGCACTTCTTTGGGGAACACCCACCTTGTTTTTCACACATTCAATGGATATGTTTCTTCCTATTACAATCTCACCCTCATCAACTTTGGCGTTGAGTTTTTTAAGTGCCTTGAATTTCACGGATAATGATTTCGTGCGCTTCAACTGTTCACCGTTACGTATGACTTCTGGGTCACCATAGGCTATGCCCGTTTTTTGGTATGCCGAATTGATAACTATAAGGGTGGATTCCTTTGTCGGATTACTGTTCATGGCAGCTTGGAATTTACGGCACGCCTTATTCCAGAACCGTGCTCCGGAAGCCATCTGCTGGTCTTCCATAGATTTTCCTATTTCCTCGTCAGTACCGATAGCGGACATACTGTCCAGAACCACAAGACTTATTTCTTCACTCTCAAGCAATGCCTGTATAATATCCACACAGTTACTAAGTAGGGTAGGTCTTACCAAAATAAGACCCTCATTGTCAATACCGAAATTTTCTCCCCAGTCGGGAGTGTAGGTAGCCTCAATATCCACAAGAGCAACTCTTCGTGCCACAGGTGGTTTTTTGGGCTTATAACCGTCACGCAACTCAAAGGATTCCAGTTCCCTCATTGTATCATCGCCTTTATAGGTGAATGACTTGAAAGCGTTAGGCTCATGGTTCGCCCAATCATAGTGCTGGAATTTTGCTATGGCATCATAGGAAGCATAGCTTTTAAGGGAACCGTTCTCACCATAATGTTCGATAACTCTTCCTATGGGGAAACCTCCACAGGTAACATAGTTATATGCCGGAATACGGCTTAATATCTTACGGCACTTAGGTAGTGTAGCCGCAGTGTGAACAACTCCGTCACCCATCGTATCATTGAACTTGGATAACATGGAGTTTAATACTGAAAGTTTTTTAGCCATAGTTTATTTGTAATTTTCCATTTATAATACTCCCATTACTAGACCATAGTTGAATCTGTATGGATAAGAAACAATATCGTCGTTTTTCATCTCGCCCCAGTTTGCAAGTATTTTGCCATCGGCAATTAACGGCACGTCCAGTTTGACGGTGTTTTCCATACAGTCAATAACCACTTTTTCACATTCCATCATTTGGTCCTCACGTACTTCAATAAGAACCTCATCGTGAACCTGCAATAAAAAATGGGCATCAAGATTAAGTTCCTTGAACTTCCGGCACATTGCGATAGTAGCCAGTTTCACTATATCCGCACCAGTTCCTTGGATAATGGTATTTACCGCCTGTCTTAATTCGGCATAATACATGGCTTCATTACGGGTGAACTTGGACTTTGTGGTTTCCTTGAAAACACGTATTCTACCGAACAGATTTTTCACGTACCCATGTTTTCGGGCAAAATTTTCAGTAGCTTCTTTCCAGTGGGCAAATCCTATGTACGACTTATGGTAACTGTCAATCATCTCAATGGCACGTTCCTTGGACACATTGAAAGTTCTCATATACTTACCGATTCCCATACCGTACAGCACGCCAAAGTTCATTGTATTATGGGTAATCAATGTTCCGGTCATATATAAATGACTAGGAGAATCTACATTCAAGTCACATAGATAGTCAGTTCCTAAAGATAGCACCTGCAAAACCTTATTAGGTGAATTTTTAGCACCCTTACCGATTTTAGAAACACGCTCAATAAGTGATTCAATCTTATGTGGACACTTTATAACATTGCTATGTAATAAATCACTTAATGAATCTGAATAGATATGTATTCTAAAATACCATCTGTCATAGGTTTTGTTCCAAGTTGGTTCTACACCAAAATTATATCCTATTGAATTTAATAAGAAACATAAATCCTCAGCAAGCTGAATACTCTTGGTACAAATACTGGTAGTACCAGTTTCAGAAATTGTTCCATCAGTGTCAATAAGACCGCCAAGGAAACTTTTCCGCATTTCAATAGTACCATTAAGAACCCACAGAGGAATTTTGAAATTCTTCTTTCCACGTTCATCAGACAGACCAAAGGGAATCATAAATTTGACAAACCTTGAAGAGCCTAAGTACATATAATTTATATTAGACCTTTCAGTAAGAGGAAGCCCTTTTTTAGCAAATTCATCCTTTAGGATTTTCCTCCATGATTTAAAGAATCGTCCTTTTCCCACAGAAACACCTATATGCTTTGCTGAGAAACATCCGTCACCAGTCAGCACCCCAGCAATATAAGACCACTGTGAATCCATTCTAATAGAAAAGGTATCTCCAAAATCAAAGAACGGATTATAATCTATTGTAGTTTCAGAACCTTCATAGACCACTTGGGTGTTTTCTGAAATTTCATCACCTATTTTTAAATCGCCTGCACGTTTTAATGTGCCATCAGCCATTACATATTGATGGTTAATAGAACTACGAACTATTCCCCGCTTTGTAATGATGCCGAGTGTACTATCGTATCCATTTGAATAGAACGAATTTACACCTATCATTCCGGAACCGTTGAATACAAAGGAAATCATAGGGCTATCAAAAGTGTCTTTAAGACGACACGCAGAAACCTCACCTATACGTAATACACCTTTGTCAGTAAAAATAAGTGTGTTCTCATTTACACATTTTGCCTGTTTACGGGTAATATTACAGGCTTTGGCAACCTCACCATGTGGGTCACGTCCGTGCAGGAAGATATCCATAAACCGTTCATCCTTACTCATGTGCGCCATCACACGGAGTTCCAACTGTGAGTAGTCATAGTTGACAAACTTATAGCCCGGTCTTGGAACAAATGCCTCACGTATGGGAAAATGGTAATTGTTAGGTTGGTTCTGTAAGTTAGGTCCGGTAGATGCGAAACGTCCTGTCTTTGTACCACAACTGTTCAAGTCACCTCTTAGAACCGAGTGCTCGTCAACCAAGTTAGGAATAGCCTTAACATATCCGGTGTACAATTTGTTCAACTCCGAATATTCGTTCATAAGAGCACCGACACGTATTCCCATAGAATCCCATTCCTCAAATGTAGCAGCATCCGTACTGGGTGCTCCTGTTTTTTTGGAATAGCTTACAATAGGAAGTTTCATCTTATCAAAGAATACGGCAGCTTTCTGCTTTGCAGAATTTAAGTTGAACACACAACCGCACTCATCATACACCTCATCAAGTATCTTGGGAAGTTCGGCAGTTATCTGCTCACCCATTTCCTTTAACAAGGGAACATCAATAAGAACCCCACGAATTTTGGCATCCCGAAGAATCGGAATAAGCGGAAGTTCAATTCTATCATGTATTCTATGGGCATCCTCATCCATAAGAGGATTATACTTGTAGAATACTTTCGTGGTCCAGTAAGTATCCTCACCAGCATAGCCAGCAAGAAGTTCAAGCAGGGAATCACCTTCAACAGACCAGTTTATCTTATTCCACGCCTTACCGCATATCTCCTTAAAGGTCTTTTTGACGTAACCGAAATCCTCGGCAACACGTTTCTCTAGCTGTTTGTCGAGTGACGGGTTTACTAGATGAACCATAACCAGTGTATCCGCGAATATCTTATAACACTCATCCTTGATACCGTTCATCTTATTTATCATGGTATCGTACTTGGCGTTGTGTGCTATCAGCTTGTAATGGGGAAACCTCTCATTGCAAACTTCGGCAAGTTCATTCATTGGAACCCCTTTTGAGAAGAAGAAATCCACTGGAATAAAACAAGCGCCCACACCTTTTTGGTGCAAGGAAAGTCCTAGAGGAATCGCATCATATTCCAACCCTGTGGTTTCCCAGTCAAATGCAAGAAGTTTATCCTCTTCGCACTTACTGAAATACTCTTTTACTTCCCCGATACTTTCAAGTAACTGAACCACACCTTTGAAAACAGGAATCTTTATCATAATCACTTCAAATAAGAATAAGGAGTTAAGTCTTGAACCTAACTCCTTACAGTTAACACTTAATCTTCATCGGTATAACCTGCTTCGTCAATTTCGTCCTCCGTAGGCGGCTGGCAATATTCCTCGGCAGTCATTCCTTGTTCATCCCAGTCAATAGGTCGCATACGCTTATCATCTTCGTCAAAAGCCTGCTCGAAGTTATAAGTGGACTCCTTACCCTCGCCGGAACGTGTGACCTCAAGAACCATTTGATTAAGTTCTCTTCCTTTCTTGTCCTTATCCCTAACCTGTTTAAGTGAGTTAGCGATAGTAGAACCGACAATCCATATCTTTTCAACAGGTTTGTCGTTCTTAAACCGTTTCTTATCACTGTCCCAAGTACCACGGTAATCAAGAATCTTGAAAGCAGCACGCCATGTCTGTTTGACACCATCGGAACAAAGGACACAATGTTTTCCTGTATTCAATTGACAGGGAACAATAGTCCATTTTCCTCGTTTGTCTTTCACTTGATGTGCATCAAAACAATAAGGTTCTTCTTGGAGAATCTGGATAATGGCGCTTTCACCAGTTTTAAGCCAAAATTCACGAAGAGAGTTTCCAGCTTCTTCAATGCGTTTTTTAACTTCTTCCTGTCGTCTTGCAACAGCACCCCAACCTTGTTCTCTTTTAGAACTTCTCGGTGAACTTTCATCACCACCACGTCTTGAACGTGTACGTTCAATAGTCTTACTTGGCATAATCTTTAATTTTAAATGGCATTGTATTGCCGGTTACACATAAAATAAAACGAATGTGCTTTTATCAGTCACACTTAAATATAAGAAAATTTTTTCATCTATGCAAATCCTTTTTAAGAGCCCTTAATTCCTTGACTAAAGTAGAATCGGATTAATTTATAGCCTCTTCTTCATTGCTGATATATACACTAGTCATTTCTTGATTCCAATTCTTTTTGGACCTCGGTACACAATTCCAAATACGAATCCCAGTTCATTGTCATTTCCATAGAATATTGCAGATAGTCGGTAGAGTTATTAAACGCCCTGCCCCATACTCTTGGAGATATACATTTTTCTGGGTCTTTGCTAAGATAAGGAACTAACAGCACCTCGGTATGATTTTTAAGTAAATGATAGCAAATCTCGGTAGCCTTTCGTCCGGCAGTATCATTATCAAGGGCAAGGTACACTTTGTCAAACTTTCCCAACTGTTCAGCCTGCCAGTTACTTAAATCAGCCCCCATGATACCCGTAGCGTTATAACCATGCTGGTATAACCGCATAACATCAGTCTGCCCTTCCACAACTACTACATAGTTATATGAAAAGTCAAGATTATACAGGTAGTTCTTTTTATCGAACCCTTTACTGTTACGAACTTTCCGGTCGGGATAATAGCATCTTCTCTGATAACCGAGCAAAGTGTCCGGATTGGAGAAATCCTTGTAATAAGGAATAACGAACCATTCCTTGTCCATCATGCCCACACGAAAATGTTTCAAAGTATCTCTGCGCAAACCCCTTTTAAGAAATTCCTGCGGAGGATTATTCACATCCCACATTAAATCAAGTTCGAACTCCTTTTCTTCGGGATGGTAGTCAACAAGGTTGACCATTTCCACCGCCTCGAAATAATTAACTCCGAACTTCGTGGTAAGCAAACGTACTAGGTTTCCGTGTGCTCCACAGGAAAAACAATGGAAAGCGTTCTTATCGGGAGATACAAAGAATGACATTCTTCCGCTACCGTCCGGATGATTTTCACGGAACGGGCATTCCATACGAATCTGCCCGTTGGTCATTTTCTGCGGATTGAAATCTTTGAATACCTCCAGTAAGTCAGTCATTGTTTCTTCTGTTGTTTTTGTTATTCTCCATTCTGTTGAAATCATCCATAGCTTCCGACAATTTTTTCAGACTGGCAGAAAGTCTTGTCATGGCACTTGTATTCTCCTTTGCGGATGTACGGGATGATTCCATAACCTGATTGATGCGTGGGAGCAATCTTTCAATACGGGTAAGTATTTCACGTAGCTTCAAAGCAAAACGGCTATTTACTACAATGGAATTATACAGTCGTAACGTAGAGAAAGTGCTTATGGCAAACATGATAAGAAACGCCCGGACATATAACCGAACCTCAGAAATAGGTGTCCACCATACGATAGGTTCAATGAACAGCCATATAATGAACAGCACACAAATAACTATGAGCATCCATGTAATAAAGGAAACGTAGTTATTCTTGACTGCTTCCCACAAGAATTGAAAAAACAAACCGATTCTTTTAAAGAAAGACGGTCTTACATTATTATCTTCCATATATCAATAAATAAATTATTCCGTGAATTAAAACTGTCAACAGCCGATGGAACATCAAGGCCTTTTTTCTTGAGCTTGAACATATAAAAGTCACAAAGTTTTTTTGCAGCTATGTTGGGAACCGTTTCCTGATAAGTAACTGCAAAGGCATGGGAATTGGCTTCAACCAATGCAATCCTTTTGGGATAACCGTCTGTATGCCCAACATAATACTTAAAACCCTCATGGTACATGACATGACTGTACAGGAAATCAAATGCCTTTATCTCACCATGTGTTCCATTATAGGCATAAACAAAAGTTGTTCCGGCTTCTTTTCTTAATTCATACATAACTGTGTAATTCCTAAAGTTAAAGGATTCGTGTTTCTATTATTAAGGTTGTACTTTCCATCCACGAGCACATCTTTTGTACGGGTGAAAAAATAGTACCGTTTTTCGTCAATAACGGAAAGTGCCGAGGACAAGGCATCCTCCATATTAACGAAACATGGGTCGGTCATGCACATTCCGGTAGATGCCTCACTTACTATGTAACAATCGGGAAATTCCACATCCTGATGGACGATAAAATCCCAATGGTATCTATGAAAGTACCCGTACACCATAACGTCACGAAATCCATCATGGCATCTGACAGTACCCACACCGTTCATGTCCACAAAATCAATAGTCTGTTTTAGTTTCGACTTTCGGTCTTTCATCTTCCTCTTTTTTAGCTAAGGTAATTGAATGAAGCATATTATCCAAATCATTCTGGAAAATCAGAGTAGTTCCGGAAACGACACGTCTTGCCTTTACAACTTCACAACCGATTATATCGTGAAACCTCATATCGGCATCCTGAAACATTCTTATGGCAATATCCGAATCCTGCACGAATGAGTTACCGTATGCAAAATCCTCCATACCGTCCATAGAAAACTTACTGGCTGTTTTTGAGGAACCACGCTTCAACTGTGTAGTGTTTATAATAGGTGTCTTGAAATTTTTTGCGAGCCGTTTCAGATTACGGGTAATGTAGACTATTTTTTCCCAACCCTCCTGCATCTTACTTTCCATAAGATAGGAACCGTCCACGAATACCGCACTAGGCTGGTACAGACCCATAAAGGTTGCAAGTTCGTCAATGGTCTGGCAACTGTAAACTATCCTTATCTTGGACTTATGTTTTTTAAGAGCGTCAAGACCTCTATAATAGCGTGACTTTTCCCTTTCGGATAATGTACCTTTCATAAACTTCTCATAGGGGAGCTTGAAACGGATGCAGTCAATGCGTTCCTTTATTTCTTCCTCTCCCATTTCATTTGTGATAAACAGTATATCACCGAAAGTTTCTTCCGTAGCTTCCATACGGTCAAGTATGGTCTGTTCAAGAAGATAAGCCAGATAAACAAGCAGCCACGATTTACCTTGACCAGCCTTACCACCAATGGTAATTAAATCCTGTTTACGGTATCCGAAGAAAGTTTTGTCCAAATCATCACACCCCATGGAAAGATATGTAACACCTAAAGATTTCATACGTTCCTCGTAATCAGCCTTACGTGCTTCCACATCATCGGAGTATAACACATCCTTACTTTCAACCGCATCCACCGAAAGCATACCTATCAAAGACTGCAACTCAAAAAGTTTCTCACGGGGGTCGTCCTTTATCCCACGCAATATTCTTGGGATATTGTCGGTCATAGTGGCGAATATGAATCTTTCCTTTACATTGTTGAGATAGTAACTGGGTCGGGAATCCACAGTTCCCGAATCCAGTTTAAATCTCTCACAGAAAGATTTCACACCCATAATCTCACCATGTTCACGATAGTAGTCCATGATAAACTTATGTTGTCGTATCTCAGCACCATCCAACCATTTTCGCTGGATAAGCGATAGTATCTTTTGGTCTTTGCGTTTCAAGCAAGCAACCATCAACTTTTCTCCCTCGGTCATTGTTACATTAATTTTCTTTTGTTCCTACTGGCAATAGTCTTTCTGAAATCACCACCTGTAACGCATACGGTAACAACCGCCTCACTCAACAGGGAAGCGACATCTTCCGAAAATACCTTCTTGACATATTTAGGTTCCGTATTGGATGTTATCCACAGGGGGCGTTTCATCTGAACACGGTAACGGACTACTGATTCAATCACCCGTTTTACAAAATCCGGTATCGGTAATGGTTCTCCTGATGAATCCACGTTCTTTCCGAACTCATCAATACCTAGAAATTGTACATCACGGAGAATCTTGGTCAAGTCCTGTTTCTGTTCGTCAGAATACCACGAGCTTGTATATTTGTCAACAAGTTCATCCATAGAGAACAACCTAACTGTGTAACCCTTTTCAATGAATCTCTTGAAAGCGCAATTAAGCAAATGTGATTTTCCTGTACCATTGCTCCCCCAAAGATACATTCCTAATCCGTCATTGACAAATTCGTCAGATTTCCGTATGTAGTTACGTACCATCTTCAACGCTTTTTCATCATTGGTGTAGTCGGCAAAGGTCTTATCATGCCAACCGAGTTTTATCCCACAGTACAAATAATATTCAGTTTCTTTCTGTGTCATAGTATAACATTAAAATGAACCATCAGTAGTATCCATTTCACGCATATAGTCCTTGCTGTCAGAATCGGTTCTGGTAAGTTTGCGGAAAATATCGTCCTTTCGGTAAGCCACATTTGTAAGTGTGGGCACACCTCTTGTGGAATACTCGTCATAGTTCAAAGTTCCCTCTATAAGAATTGCGAAAACAGTAAACCTGTCATACGCCTTGAGCATATTGTTGGTCTGGAAATATTCGACTTTACTCCGTATGATATACACCTCACCACCTGTGTACATTTCATACAGGTAACTGTGCAGGTCTGTAAAATCATTCGGAGTAAACGCCTCAACACCTTTTTCAGCAATCAGTTTGTCAATCTGCTCACGTATGTACCTGCTCCGTGATTTGTCTTTTGCGGAACGGGATTTACCATACGCCTTTATGGCATCGTCAAGTTTCTGTTTGGCTTCCTCAAACAAACTGCTCTTAACTTCAAAGGTAAAGAACTTCCTTCCTCTGAACTCCCCAAGATAAATAAGTTCGGGATTTTCTGCGTCAAAACTGATAAGACCCTCATCCGCCAAATCGTCAAGAGCCTTATCAATCTCATTGTTTTTCTTGGAATTGAACTCCGGAAAATAGTCGTACAAGTCGGATATGTTCTCAGAGAATACACCGAATTTCTCGTCACTATCTTCCGGTTCAAAGGAAGTTACCTTGGTAAGTAATGCAGCATATAGCAAATACTTGAAAGGAACAAGACCTGTGATAGCCATGTTCTTCCGTAACTTGAATAGACTGTTCATTACTTCTCATCTAAATCAGCAACCTGTACTTTCAATTCCTCGGTAACAATATTGTCCGCAATTTCAATGGTGGATTTCACGGATGCCAAAACTTCCTCGGTAGGATTTATCGGCAATGTGATTCCGACAGTTATCTTTGCAGAGTTATAGTCACCCAAATTTTTTGTAAGTGATTTCTCGTAATATACGGAAGCATCATTTCTAACCTCCAAAGCAGGTTTCTTGAGAGTTGATTTAGTAGGCATATTTTCTCCTTTCGTTTTCAAAAAGTTCATGTATCTGAGCGACTTTCTCGGCAGGAGGTCTTTCACTGCCCTTGAAAGTTTCAATTATTTTTGCCGTTTCCTCGGCAAGAGATACGGGATAATATCGGTATCCTTTTATTTTAAAGATACAAGGAGGAATAGTACCCTCGTGCTCATACCGTCTTACGGTACTGGCACTCTTGCCGATTATACGGGCAAACCCCATAACGGTAACAACCTTTACGACTATACCGTTAACTTTGAATGTTCTAGTCTTTAATTTCTCCATCGAACCGATTTCTTAAAGAAGCGGAAAAAGCATAAGATGTTTTCATACCGTAAATCTGTGAAAGTATGGATTCGTCAATCTCACCGTTAAGTATGGCATCTTCAAGTACGGATTCACGGATAACTTCCACTTTCTCTATGCAATGTTTGAACCCGTTCTTTTTCAATACTTCTATGGCTTCGGGAAGCAAGGATTTCCCACACCGCAAGGTTTCCTTTAGGACAATCTCCTTGTCAGCGTGTTCCAGTATGATATACTTGTTACCTTTTTCATCTTCACTACCGATTTCCATAACCGCATCTTCCAAAGGAACACGTAATGTTTTCAATTCATTGGTTATGGCTTTTTCCTGTTCCTTTTTATTTATGAACTCCAATCCTTGGAGTGCAAGTTGCTCATTACTTAGTAATGTAACTGATTTTTTTCTCTTTGGCATAAGTCTTGAAAATTAGGTGAAACAAAAAAGAGCCGAAGGAACTAACCATCGGCTCTCAAACTAAATGGTAATCGGATTACTCTTCCAGTCTGCGAATCTTTGTATGAACTTCTGGGTCAAGGTCGTCCTCGGAGCCATCATCATATTTAACTTTCACAATACCTTTCTTGATTGACGAAACCTTACCGTTGAACCATCCTTTGGTTTCTTCATCATCCCAGTAAACGGCAACCAAATCACCTTTTTCAAGGTCGTCTATTTCAACATCCTCACCTTCCGGTTCAGCAGGTTTTTTCTTTGACTTTGCAGCAGTGGATTTACCTTTTTTCTTGGTAAGGAGTTTGGCAATTTGTTCGGCCATAACATCAATGCTTGCCTTTTCATCATCTTCAAAATCGGAAAGGGCTTCACTCACCGCTGTTGCATCAACATCATCTTCATTTTCAGCGAAAGCGATAATTGCAGCAACAGCCTTTTTCTTGTTCTTCTTACCACTGTCGAAGTCCTCAAGAACATCGGCAATGTTATCAATCAGTTCATCATCACTACCATCCTCAGTTTCTTCTTCCTCTTCGACTTTTGACTTACCTTTTTTCGGAGCCGGCTTTTCATCCTCTGCTTCTGCATCAGAAGAATTATCACCGCCTTTTTCCTGTGCATCAAGAATCAGATTACGGAGTTTCTTGTTGGTGTTCTTACCGTCAAAATCATCCGGATTTATTTTAAAGTCGTTTTTCAGAATTTTGGTAAGTTCCTTAACGTCCATATCCATCAGTTCATCTTCGGTATAGACTTTTTCGTCAGCAGCCTCTTCCTCTTGAGGAGCCGGTTTGGGTGCGGATTTCTTAGGTGCAGGAGAATCCTCAATTTTTTTACCATCATCTACCGTGTCAAAGTCACCTGCAATGACAGGCATAAACATTTTACCTTCGTGTTGGATGCACTCAACTTCAACACCTGCTGCGAATTGTGCTACGATTGTAGCTACTGGTTTAATTTTTCCGAATACCATAATAATTTAATTTTAAAAGATTAATAATGTTGCCTACCGTTTTAACGGGTAAGCGTTTTGTTTAATTTTGTACTTCAAATATACGTTTTGTTTTTAAAATGTCCAAATGCCGGACAAAATGCTGACTTTACATCTTATCAGTAACAATAAGATGCTGTGGTCCGTAGACAGTGAATAAGGAAGTGCCCGGAGTTATAGGACATACTCCGAACGTTTCGGGAGAACCCTCAGTTTCGGCACGTACTTCCTCAATGCGTGCTAGGCACGTTTCATAGTCACCTTCAACTTTGAACACATCCCCTACATTAAGGGAAAGAACCTTCTTGTAGTCCTCTTTTGTGGAGCTGTCGGTAATTATAAGTTTTTCAGCCCTAATATTTGCAGACTTAATTTTCATACACTTTATAAATTTAAGATTGAGTATCTTGAGCACCCCTTTGTTCCTAGGGCAAATCATGCAGTAAAAAGAACCTACGCATAATAGGTTATGGTAGGGAGAATCCAAACAAATGGAAGATTTCCAACCACACCTATATCTGCGTATTCTTATATTAGGAAAGAACAATTTCCCAATCATCGGCAAACACATCACTGATAGACGGAACCCATGAATCAGCACGCCCGGTGTTCTCGTTGTAAATAAGGCATTGACTCGTATAGTCAATGAAACCTTTGCCTTTTATAATAAGGTCTTTTGCTGATTGCGGAAGAGATTGCATCTTTGGAATAACATCACTCTCTATATGAGCTGGAACCTGTTTGAACACCATTAATCCTTTTCCGTTCCAACCGCTTCTACGAATTGGATAACCTGCTTTGAGAGCCATAATAGCCATGCCAAAATTCATCTTTCGTACTTTTGCGCCATCAGATCCTTGCATACGCTGTATGCGAGTATCAAGAAGCCGA